GGGGAAACTTTTTTAGTAAATGGACCCAACTCTTCTTTGTCCCAATAAACTTCACCCATAGTTAGTGGTCCATTATAATAACCACCATACCTTGATGAGGTTAATTCATTTATTATACCTTTAACTATTCTATTGACGTTCATCTTTTTTTTTCTAATAAATATCTATATATGGTCAAATGTGTATGATAAAATACTAATGATATTATACCACAAGTCTCAGCCCAAAATAATCCGTCAAATAAAAAAATTGCAGACATTAAAAATATAAAAAAATAATATCTAAACTTTTTTATACTCCATAAAGAAACTGCAGAGAAAATAAAAAATAGTATTGCAAAAATATTATGTAATATAAAATGGTCAGTAACAGAAAAAGAAGTTAAAAGAAGTAGTAGTGTTGCGGGTATTCTCCATTTTGGTAATTTGAAAAAGAAAAAACTAACAAGTGCGTTTGTGATAATAAATAAAGGTTGTAATGGTGTGTCCCATACTCTAGATATTGCTTGATTGTCACCGTATAGGAAATAAATGATGAAAGGTTGAGCTACCGCAATTACCGATGTAAACAACCTTTCAAACATATCCCATCTATTCATTCACATTAATTTTATTATAATTTATTTGATTTTCGGATATTATCATTATTCCACAATGGTTGAAGGTTGTCTAACGACCAACAAGACATAAATTCTTTATCACCAATTTCTGTTATTTGAAACGATGATATTGGTTTTATATGGTCTACGTGCCATTCACCATAATTGTCCCAAGTCATATTATCTTTAAATTTACTTTCTAAATGTCCTACTAAGTTTTCTGGCGAATATTTAAGTATGTCAAAATAGTGTCCTTTTTTTTGGACTTTGTTTTCTTTTAATACTTGATAGATTGCCGTTCTGAAGTTGGATATTAGTTTATAAATTGGATCAGTCGCTTTACGTATTTTTTCGTAGTTTTTTTTTGTTTCACGAATTTTGTCTATGTTTTTTTCACGGTATTCTTTTAAATATTGTTTTCTGTGTTCTTTGTTTTGTTCGTACCAATTTTTGGATTTATTACACATATAATCTTTATTTTTGTCCCTCCATTTTTTATCTGCAACTTTTTTACCCCCAATATTTCTTCTACCTGATGGGCCCATAATAACACCATTTTCTTTTAAAATCTTTAAGATTGTTGGCTTACTAATGCCCGTTTTTTGTGAAATAGTGTGAGAACCAAATAATTCTTCATTATACATTTTTAAAATTTTATCTATTTCTTCTTTAATTAGTTCTATTTTCTTCATAATTATAAATATAATACATTTTACCAAAAAACATATAGTAAATATAAAAAAATAAAAAAGGAGACAATATCTTGTCTCCTTTGTAGGTTATTTTAAGATTTTGATTATCTCAATTCTCTTAAATCAAACGTTCTAACACCATCAACGGTAATTCGTCCGTAGAAGCGATTATTTACCATCTTCTTAGCGTATCTGGTCATAATACCTTTGATAGGCGTGAAGTTGAATGGGTTATACATAGTAGGTGTCAATTGTAGAGGAACATACGGTGCGTAAACGTACCCTGTGTCTAACAATGAAGAACCTTTGTGACCCAACAATACTGTATTTGGTGGGAAGTAAGGGTCTCTATACACTTGGTATCTTCCTGCCAATGTACCAACTCTTTCAATACCCATATTGTATTGATCTTGCTCAGGAGACGCGTTAGATACGTGGAAGTATTCTAAATCATCAAAGATTGCAGAAATCTCAGAAGAAACAACAATCCAGTTAGCTCCACCTCTTAATGTAGACTTGTGGATTTGTGCTGAAATTTGGTTGATTGCTGTAATCAAAGTTTGATTCCAATCTTTTTGTGTGTATTGAGTTAATGGGTTAGAAGCAGTACCTCTTTTCCATCCGTTGTAATCCCATCTTAGGTTCCAAGCTGCTCCTTTTCTAAGGTCTCTCAAGATTTCTCTATCGATTTCTGCTGCCACTTGTTCAGACAATAAAGCTGTTAATTCAGCCTCAGCGTCGATGTTATGGAATGCAGAAACGTCTTGTGCCAATTCAGGTGACCATTGCGCTCTTAGTTTTCTTTCTGTAACAGAAACAGTAACTGACTCAAGGTCAAAAGAAACTTCACCAATTTTGTCTTCAAATTCCAATTCTTTGTATCTTCTATAAGTTGCTTCAAATTGAGAACCTGCAGTTGTTGTACCAGCGACAGTTGTAGTTAAACCTGAGTAACCATCTAAAGAGTTTGCTCCGATTGAACAAGGAACTTGTAAATCAACTTCTAAGTAGATAATACCTGCTTGGTCACAAATATCATCATAAGATCCTCCATTACCTGTTGAAGACCATGTTGTAGTTGCTTGAGAACCATATTGTACGATACCTTTACCATATTTTTGAGTTACTACTCTAAATAATAGGTTACCTGAACCAGCTCCTGAGAACGCCCCAGAACTTACAGCGTTGATAGTTAAGTCTGAAAGGAACGCTTCGTTATCCATTTCTTGACCATCAGGTCCGATAAGTTTTCCAGCACCTGCTGAAGAAAATCCTGAAAGTGCTAAAAGAACTTTTCTATATTCACCTGTTGTGTATCCTGATTGTACTAAAGAACCGTTAGACCATGCAACTGTTTGTACTGCGGTTGAAGTAATAGCAGTATAAGAACCTTTTGAATAATCGAAAAGACCTGCAGGATCTAATCCGGCTTCATTTCCTTCGTAAAATCTATCATAAAGGTTTTTACTTCCGTCAGTGTACCCTTGAGTAGGATCTGAATTTGGAGAAGTTGGTCCGCCGATTGGTGGATAATGATCAATAGAGTTTGATCCTGCCGCTTGATAACTTTGAATTTTAGGTACGAAGTAGAACAATTTACCGATAGGTAAGTTCATTGCTTGTACTGATACTAAATCATTAGCCAATAATTTAGAAAATACGCGTCTTACGATTGGGAAAACTACAGTTTCAAATGAACCTGAGCTATCAGTCGCAGCCGCTTCGTTAATTAGGTGAGATGCTTGATTTTCATATAATTGTGCCATGTTCTCTTTAACGTGTCCTTTAAGACCGTCTAGGAATCCTAATCTATCCCATTTGTTAATTGTATCTTCTTTGATAACTTTAAGGTGTTTCAAACCTATGTTACCAACAAGACCTGATTCTAATAATGCTCCCATTTTTTTATTTTTAATTAGAGTTTATTTTTTTTATTTTATGTATATAAATATACAGTTTTTTAAAAAAGTTTATTTTTATTTAATTTTTGTCATCAAATCCTTCATTCTCAAGAATTGTGGATTCTCATAAGTTTTACTTTCAATTAAATTAGCTGCGGAACCTGTTTGTGGTGTTTTAACAACTTTTCTCTGTATAGATTCAGTCACAACACCAACATTAGTATTTCCATCTAATTCTTTTTTAATTGATTGGTAAAGGTTTTTTGATTCTTTCAAAGACTCAACTCCGTCAAATCTTCTTAAAATATTTATTTTTTCTTGTTTTGTAGTTGAATGTTCTGTGAACAATCTTGTGGAATATGCTAAGTTTGAATTAAAGACCGCAACTTCATTTAATTTAGTTCTAAAGAAATCTAAAGCCTTTTTATATTCTTCATTTTTCTCTCTCAATAAATTTAATTCAACATCTACTGACTCTTTTCTTACTTGTTTAGGTGCGGTCACTCTACCTCTTTCAGCTCTCCTTCTATATGTCATAGTTCTTGATGCTTCTTTAGGTTCCATCATCATACCCTCGTTTTCTTCTCTGTCCCATCCTTCGAATTCCTCCTCATCCATTTCAGTTTCAGTAACTCCATGTTTGATTTTAGGGTAATTAAATTTAGGACCTTTAGATGATGTTTTTCCAGCATATTTTTTGTCTTCTTTAAAACCTCCCTTTTGTTTTTCGTAAGAAAATTTAGCTTTACCCACCCCAATTCCTTTATCCTTGAACGATTCCATTACATTTGCTAATTCGTCCATATCGACTTCGTATGTAGGTGGAACATTAGGTTGTTCAGACATCATAGAATCTCGTTTTTGTTCGTTGTATTCTTCTTCGCCTAAATCCTCGTACCAAGAAACGCCATCTACTTCTTCGTAAGTTTCACCCTCATTAAAATTTAATTCATAAATTGAATCGTCTTCTTCTATGTGAGTTTCTAAATTTTCAAAATCACTTCCAAACGTATCTAAATCTTCATTAAAATCTGCTTGAGGTACTGAATCTTCATTCAAAACTAATTCATACAAAACACTCTCTGCCATCGTTTGTCCCATTTGTGTTTGAGTATTTGTTTCATCGGCTCCCGTTCTTATAATATATTCATTTTCACCATCTTTAAGATAAAAATCGTCTTCATCTTTGGCAACAATAATACCATCTTGATCACCCATCGCTTTAAATACTTTAAGTACGTCACTCATAGGTGCAGATGTCATATCTAACGGAGGCATCTCATTATCACCCATCACAGGTTCTTGACCCATCATAGGCTCTTCACCCTCATCATCAACATCGACATCGACATCAACTTCAGGTTCTTCTGTTCCTTCCGGATCCTCTTCAGTTTCAACCTCAGCATCTACTTCTGCTTCAGGTTCGTTTTCTTCTTGTTCGCGAATTTTTCTTTTTTTAGAACCTAATGATTCTCTTACAAGTTCGCTGATTTCTTCCTTCATTGTTGAAGCAAGTATTCCTTTTGCGTTTTCGCTGATAGCATCTTCAACCGCTTTAATTTGTAATAAAGTGTTTTCAACTATCGATTTACTATTTTCCATGTTCTTCAATAAATTTGCATTACGCTAATCGTTTATTTATCAATAAATATATCAATGTTGTAAAAAGTTAGGAGTATAGAAAAAATAGAATAAAATAAAAAAGGTGACTGTAAGGTCACCTCGAAAAACAATTTATATTTTTTTTAGTTTTTTTATTCGATTACTTCATCAATTTTACTTTCTACAACCGCAGTAATTCTCCAATCCATTTTGTAAGTTTCATAAGCCTTTGTGATTTTTGCTTCAACGTCTGTTGGTGAAAAGGCTCTAACCAATTTTTCTTCTTTAATTTTTTTGACTTTTCCTGTGTTTTCATCGACCATATCGGTTGTTACTCTTGCTACAAAATATTTTTCATCCATAATTCAATTTTTTTATTTATCCAAATAATCGGATAATCTTCTCATTAAGTCAACAGATTTACCTAAAGGATTTGATGAAATTTCTATATTTTCGTGCTCAGTAAGTTTTTCTTCATATTTTGGTCTATCTTCTTTATTTAAATAAAGATATGCTCCAGGTGTTGACGGAGAAGAAACTAAGTCAAAACAAATCAATTCAAAGTCATCCTGAACTTCATTTTGTTCCCCTTTTTTGACTAGTGATCCGACACCACGAGAAGAGACCCCCATAGTTACACCTTGTCTCATCATATTTGCCGCAACATCGCCTTTAGATGAAATAATACCTCTTTCATGAAAGCCTGGTGAAGTTAATAATTTAATTTTACCCATTAATATATTATCTTCCCACCATACGTCGGTTATGAGATGTGCAACCCTATCTAAATCAATAAGTGAAGATTCAGGGTGGTTAAGTTCGGATATCGACATACCGCGATTAATCATTTCCTTATATTTTTCTGCTTCCCTTTCAAGAATTTTTTTTGGGTATATTCTCCCGTTTCTATTTGGAACACCGTATTTTTGTAAAGTTGCATAAAAAACAAAGGGTTTAGAATAGTCTAACTGACCGTAAGATTCTTTTATTACTTGCCTGTTTCTATATTCATGTGGGTTAATAACTCCGGCATCCCATTCGACAAGGATGCCCTTACCTGTATCATTTGGTCCTAATATTTTCATAATGTTTTTTATGATAAATATTATATTAATTGTGTTTCTTTATTTTTTGTAAGGCTTAAAGTAAAATACTTTGATTTTTTTAAATCATCATGATATACTGATGATATGATTTTTTTTAATTTTGAACGTAAAATTAGTGATTTAAAATCTGTTTTATTATTATGAACAAATAATGTAATTTCTAAGTTTAAAAAACTTTTTTTGTTTCTTTGGATTCCGCTTGTTCTTAAATCTAAATCAACTATTTGTTTTTTTTCAAAAGTTGTAAAATCAACGACTTCCAATAATGTGTGTAAAATTTGTCTTTTAATTAATCCTGTTATTTTTGTCCAATTTTCCCCATCGACTATTGGTTCTACCCATGTTTGTAATACTATATACAGTGATCTTAATTCTTTTGAGTCCACTGTTCCGTAGTGACATTTTGCATCATCAAAAATGTTTAATTTTGATGTTTTTCCTTTTTTCATTTTTCATACCTTACAAGTTTATGTTTTTTACAATTATAATAAAATTTTTATATGTTGTCAAAATTTGAAAAATTACTTATATTTATATTTCAAACCAAAAAAATTTATGATTATAGTTGAAGTAAAAAATGAAAAGTCGATTGAGCAGGCCTTAAAGTTATATAAATTTAAAATATATAAAACTAAACAAATTCAAAAACTACAAGAAAGACAAGAATATAAAAAACCCTCCGTAAAAAGAAGGGCTCAGATTAAAAAAGCAAAATATAAACAAAAGAATCAATTGGATTCTTGATTTTTATCACTGTCGTATTTTTTTCCAAAAATAGACTCTGTTGAGGTTAATCCCAAAGACCCGAATGCTAATAAACCAACTACCTCAACCAATCCGTCGTTAGCACAATATTTACCTCCAGAAAACATAGAAACAAATAGTGCAATAACTAACGAAATAACACAAATAATTCCTGTAAATCTTTTTGAAGAAAGTGTTTGGGTGCCCGAACCGAGTAATGATTTGAAAAATTTTATCATAATCCTGAATTTAATTTTTTTAATTTATAATAATCATAATGACTACATTTAGATTCCTTAATCTTATTAATTGTTTCATTTATGGTGTTTTGTAAATCACTATCAGTTGATTCGTTAATAGACCCTTTCAAATTTTCCAACACCACTTTTTTCAAGTTATTGAAATTTTCTTTTAAATCCTCGTTAGTTAAATTTAAAACTTCTTGTAATTCTTTTTTATCGTTTTCATTTAAATTTTCAACTTCCTTTTTTAAATTTTGGTTAGCAATTTTCACCATAGAAGAAATTGGTATTTTTACACTTTTAGTAATGTTTTTTATTTTTTCTTCTTTTGTTATAATATTTTTAATATTTTTTTTGGATTCTAAAATTGACTCTAAATTTTTTATCCCATTTTTATAAATTGCATTGTCTATGTCTGAGTAATTATTTTCTATTGATTCATTCCAAGAGTTAATCCAAAGATTTAATTGGTTAATGTTTCTTGTTTGATTTTCTATTAATATTTGTGAATATTCTATAGATTCATTGATGTATTCATTTGCAATGTCTTCCGATATTCCGTTTTTAGATGATAAATCATCATAAATGTAGTATAACTCAGAAAGGTCTTTATTTTTTAAAACTAACCAATTGAATTCACTAATAAATCTTTTAAAACTTGATTTTTTAGCCAATTCTACCGCAGTATTTTCTATGTTTGTTTTGATGTTCCCAAAAGTACTCATAATATTTTTTATATATAAATATTACTTATCGATTAAATCTTTCAATTTTTTATCAATTAAGTCCAAAGATAGTCTTCCTTTAGATAAATCCATGTAGTCAGAACCACTAATTAAGGTTTCTTCTAATAATAAATCTAAATCTTTTCTAACTAATCTTTCTGTTGGCATTGCAGGTGGTGGTGGTGCTTCTTCTCCTGATTCAGGTGGTGGTGGTGCCCCTCCTTCAGGTGGTGCACCTGCTGCGGCGGCATCTCCCGCAGGTTCACCCTCTTTTTTACCATAAAGTTTGTCGATATTATCAAATAAACCTGTTTTTGTAATAACTTCTGCAGTTTTTTCTAACTCAGCATAAACTGCTCGCTCGACTCTTTGTTGTTGAACATCTAATCTGATTTCTTCATCCGAAAATCCTAATATATGTTTTTTAGCCCAAGATGCTGAAACAGGTGATAATGATTTTGCAATCTCTGCGGTCGCATCTTTATATAGTGTTATTTTTTCTTTCCAAATCTCTAATGACAATAATTCACCTTGTTTGGATGGGTTATTTAATGATAATGTAAAGTTTGTTAATTCATCTTCAAATCCTAATAAAAATAAATGTATAATTGCAATTTTATTTAATTCTGCAATCATAGATTTTTGTATTCTATTAATTGTTCTTGCAAATCTAATATCTAATAATGATAAATTTTTACCATCACCAACCGCTTCTTCAAAACCTAAATAAGCCTTAGGTATTCTTAATGCTGTAACTAATTTCTTTTGAATATATTCGATATCTGCAATTTCTGCCATGTTTGCAGCACCTGCCAATGTTTCTATAGGATTTGATGCTGCTGGATCTCTAACAGGAATAAAATAATCTTGGTCAACCGCCATTTGATTATATCTCATATCCACATTACCTGTCTTTGAATCTAATATTTGGTCTCTTTTAAATTTACTTGCAACTTTTTGTACGTATGCATCAACATCTTTGTCATCCATATTACCAACAAATACTTTAAAAACTCTTCTTTCAGGTGCTCTCGATAAACGATATATTAACATGGCATCTTCACATAGAAGTAATTGTTTCCAAATACGTCTCGCTTTTTCTAACATTGAAGTTCCGTATGGTAATTTTCTATCGTCACCTAAAATTCTAAAATGGCCAATTTCCCATGTGTTGAATTCCATGTTTTTTTCTTTCCAAACAAATTTTAACGCATCATTTTCCATTTCTTGTGAATACTTGTCGGGCTGGAATCTCATACCCTTTTCCAATCTTTCTATTTGGATATTTGGTAATTGTTGACAACCTACAACACCATTTTCAGGGTCCAATTTTAAATAAATAAAATTATCACCGAATTTACATGTGTTTCTTATCCACATAGGTAAATTAGTGTTTATATCTAACTTATTTGTAAAAAGATCTGTTAACACTTGTTTGATTCTTTTCGATTCTGAATAGACTCTTAAAATATAACCATCTTGGTCAGGTGTAGTCGATTCTTCAGCATATACATCCAAAGCGGCAGAAATCTCAGGAGTATACTCCATAGATTCATAATCATAATATGACGCCATTCTTGTTGGTTCATAATAAACCGCTTGTTGATATAAATTACTTTCTACTTTTTGCCATTGCTTACCAATGTACATTGTTTGTTGAGACTGTAATTTTTCAGTTTCATATTCTTGCTTGTTTGTTGTTTTTAATAATTCTTTTTTATCGAATTTAAAAACAGGTGGTTGTTGGTCCATTGTTGAATTAGGACCGAACACTCTACCTAACCTTTGCCAAACCGTATATTTTTCTTGTGCCATATTTTTTTTATTTTAAAAATAGTCAGATAAAAATTAAACTAAACTCTTTTTCCTCCGAATAACCATAAATACTTTTCATAATCACTTTTACTAACCTGACCACTAGAGTATTCGTGTAATCCTGTCATAACAGGTAAACCGGGATTAAAATTGGCCGAGGAATCTTTATATTCATTTTTATCCGTTGTCCACGAATCAATCATTGCCTTTGCGTGTTCCGTTGCTTTTTCTAATTTTGAAAAAGATGTTTCTGCAACATATAAAGCCATTGCTAATGACATAATCAAATCATCGTGTTGCCCTTTTTGGTGATCAGGCCTACCGTTTACATAAACAAATGTGTTTAATTCATTATATAATCTTTGAGACCTAACACCAAAATCGTGTCTTAACGCTTCTTCAAATGCCGCAACAATTTGAACTCTTTTGGAATTAAAATTAATTCCTGGTATCTTTTCGTTTGCTTTAGGGTCCCATTTCCATTTATCTGTGGGATTCACTCCATCGACATATAAATTTTTATATCCTAGTTCTTGTAGTTTTCTTGATGTTGCAACACCCATACCTCCTGTAATATCGGTCACAATAAATGCATTATACATGGTTGCCCATTTATATGCAATTTCTGCCACAACATCAGGTGGAACCTTTCCTAAATATTCCAAAACCTGTTCTCTTTCATCAAAATCAATAATAGTAAATGTTGTAAAATCTTCACTATCGCCTCGTGAAACGTCCATACCCATTATATATCGGTGATCGGCAACAGGTTCTTTCCATTGCCATAGAACTCCACCCATAAATTTATTTTCAGGTTCTTTAATATGTTTATCTTTAATTTTTTTCATAGTTTCTGCAGGAATTACATTATCTCCTGAACCTAAGAAGTTACATTCAAGTTCTTGTGATATTTTCCTTCTATCAAATTTTAACTTTTTAGCCATGGCCTCAAACCATGAACTATAAGCCTTATACCCACCATTTTCTATTTTTTGTTTAATTTCTTCAAAGTTTCTTTCATTAACTTTAATGTTACCATAATCAATGGTTATTTCTTCATCTTTATAGTCGGCCCTATTTAACATATAATGCACAATATCACGACATTTAATGAGTTTTAAATCTTTAGAATATCTAGGATCCCTAAACCAATACATTTCAGTAATTCTAAAGTCATTCATACCTTTAACAGACTGACTATATATAGAATAATAAATTGGGTCGAATCCATTTGGTGTTGATATTACTATAACTTTACCTCCGGTTGAAAGAGACGCCATACATGCAGACCAAAAGTCTTCGTCGGCATTAATATATGCCGCCTCATCAAATATCAATATAGTTGGTGTATAACCACGTAAAGCGTCTTTTGATGTTGCAACCGCCTTCACTTCACAACCGTTTGTTAGTTTAAAATGTCTTTGTGAGTTTTTTTCAACAGAAAAACCAACACCCATCCATTTCGGCCATTGATCTACAAACGCTCTTACTTTATTTGCCATCTCAACGGCAGTGTCCATTTTGTTTGCAATTATCAGGATTTTTTCAGGTTTTTCTTTTTTAGCAAATACCAACCTCTTTGATGCCCATGCTGATGTTACTGTAGAAACACCAGCCTGACGGTATTTTAATGCGATGTTCTCTTCGTAACTATCATAATCCTTTACTAACGTAACTTGGTCGATAAATAATTCTAACGGGACATATTTTGATTGTGTATTGTCGTAAGTTTGTAAATATGTTTTAAGTGCGTAAGGAGTATCATTTACACATTTGGCGTATTCCAATAAGGCTTGTTCCCTTGATAAAGACATTCATTATCTTTTAATACTTTTAATTGTTCTTAATAATTCACCTTTTGTTGTATGTGGAGGTAAATAATCTTCAATAAGTCTTAAAATGTTTTCTTCAAGTTTTTTTACATTTTCTTTTGACTCTGTTTTTTTCTTGTGTTCTGAACCTTTAAAACCACCGATGTTTTTTGCAAAATTTGCCATTTTAACAACCGCAGGATCATCTGATTTCATTGCTGCTGAAATACATTTTTTAGTAACTTCACCGTCAGAATCCAAACCTTCTTTTTTACACCATCTACCGAATTTGCCTTCAGTTCCTTTTTTTTCTATTTTTTTAGTTGCTTTTTGAATAAATTTTTCTGAACCTTCTTTTGATTCAACTTTTTTTGGTAAACCTTTGTGTTTTGTTGACGCAAAATCTTTAACATCTTTAGGATCCATCTCTTTGGCTTTTTTTCCTGCTTCACCTTTTTTAGGTATTTCTCCTTTTTGCATACCTCTTACAATACCAAAAAACTGTTGTTGTTTTTTTGATTTTGCTCTTTCCGTTACTTCCCCTTCAGATTGGGGTATGCTATAGGAACCATCAGGATTTTTAAACTGTGCTATTTCTTCGGGTTTATATTTTGTTGCGGTAATAGTTTTTGTTACTTGTTCGGCCTCTTTAGGTTCCTTTTTTACCTTTTTAGTCTTTTCATACAACAAATTTAACTGACCTTCAGTTAAGTTTTCTAAAGTTGAGATAGAAAACCCTTCATGTAGTAGTCTAACCATTTTAGGATTCATATGTTTCATCTTGTACTAAGTTTTTTTCCCATTTTAATACGATGTCTCGTTCATATAATTTGTTTTCAACACTTTCAACACTTTCTCCGTATTGAAAAACAAGTCTTTTTCTTTTATTAATTAATATCTCATCACTATCACTCTTTTCCCACGCTAAAGATATAACACCGTCAATTGCGTCGTAAACACCAAAATAATCCGAGTTTTGAATTAATTCTAACTCAATTTCTGAATTTTTTAATGCCCCAACTCTTTTTATATAGTTAATATCAGGAGGTGATGGTTTTCCTGATGCCGGTTCTGCATCCCAATCATCTCCCCACACGTCATCTAAATCAGAAAATATAAACTCATATATATTATCACCTTTATAGTTAGGACCTAATTCATTAACATAAACTAAATTCATATAACCCTCCCTCTTGGTGTTATTCTATATTGTTTTCCTTCAACAACAAAAACTAAATTTTCTTTATTTGTTTTACCAATAAATTTAGCGTTTTTATATTTTTTGTGAAATTCGTTTGCCGCTTCTAATTGTGATAAACTTTCACTTAATTTTACAAATTCTTTTTTTACATCAAGTCTTTGTAGTTTTTGTTTTAAGAAGTCTTTCTTTTTCTTTTCTTCTAAAATTGGTTTTTCTTTTTCAGAAATTTTGAAGTATGATTTTAATAATTTATCTACTTTTGATTCCATCATATTATTTGCTGGTGGTGGGGGTGGAGTACCTCCCATATCATTACCCATATCCATATTATCTTCTATACCTGTATCTTCATCTCCTAAATCCAATTCTCCTGCACCTTCTTCACCATACTCATCAGACTCGTCAAATTTAGAGATTATATCATCTTTATCGTCTTCGTCTAAGTTTTCAAGTTCTAATGCTGAAATTATTGAATTTAAAACATATTTAATGTCTTGAGAATCCATACCCTTTTCTTTTTCAAAGGCACGAATTTTTTGACTTAATCTACCTGTTAATTTTTGAATTGATTTTAAACCAGTTGGTCCTTGTGGCTCTTCTTCACCTTCGTCTTCCATTCCTATATCATCCATAGGGGGTGGAGGTGTTTCAGCCATTCCCATATCATCTGTTGGTGGCATTCCCATGTTATCATCATTGGGTGATCCCATATCGTCTGTTGGTGGTGTTCCTGTATCACCAGTAGGTGGTGCACCCATATCCATATCACCGGCAGGAGGTGCAGGTGGTGCACCCATATCCATATCACCGGCAGGAGGTGCAGGGGGTTCAGAAGACGCAGGTGGTGCTCCCATATCACCAGTAGGAGGTGCTGGTGGTGTGGTTTCTCCAGCGGGTTTATCTGCTTTTGGTTTAGGAAGTTTTAATACGAATTTTTTTTTTAAGTCAGTTTGCTCACCAATTAACGAAATATTTTCATCATAACCTGTAACTCTATTGATTTCAGATGCCATCAAGTTTAGTTTTTTCATAGCTTCAGAATATGACCTGTAGTGTTTTCTGTGTCTCATAATATCAACATAATCCATTGTTGATTCATTCAATCCACTTTTAATTATATAACCTAATTTTTCTTTAACTATACCATAAGTCTTACCGTCAGCCAAAGTTATAGTATAATCAACTGATGAAACTTCGTTGACTAAATTTTTAGGTGTTTCTTTATATCTAGCAATCTCCATGATACGGTTAATTTTTTCCATACCTTGTAATTTTTCACTACCTAAAGGTTTTAAATCTGCCATTTTTTTGTTTTTTTAATTGTTTAGTCCATTAAATCCGCCAAGAGCAACTGCATTACACTGTTTTGCCTGTTGGTTATTTGCGTCTGTCCATTCAGGTTTAGGTGTAGTAAATGTTACTACTTGACCTACCGTATCACCTGTTCCAGGGACATACCCTACTACTACGGTGTTATAATAATTATCTGTACAAGCAGTTGTCGGCATAGTTTTTTATATATAAATATATCAATAAATAGTAATTTATTTAGTATTCTTTATTTTCTTGTTCTAAAGATAGTTTTTTATCTATAAACTCGTTTTTAAAGTTTTCTAATTTTCCTATATAACCGTTTCTTCTTAAAAATTTAAAGACCAAATTTTCATAAGAATATTCACCCTCTTTTTGTAATCCACAAGTTCTATATTTTCTTAATTTTTCTCTATATTTTTTTACAAGTTTAACAGCATCTTCAATATCTTCATCTTCGGCATTTTCCAAAACACCATCAATAATATCCATCCATTGGTCAACTTTGGTCATTAATTTTTTCTTATCTACTTTGAAATTTTCTTTTTTTGGTATTTTTAACCACTCGTCATTTAATAAAGAATAAACCCCTTGACTTTCATTTTTTTCATTTGCGTCTTGTACATATAATTCCGTTTCAGAACCCTTTATAAAAATGTCGTGAGCTGCGTTAAACACTGTTTTTTTAAGTCTGAACAACTCTTCTGTCATTTCTCTATTTTCTGATTCATCAAGATCGATTAATATATGGATGTCAAAATCGGAAAATTCACTCCAATTGTAACCAACAAGTGAACCTACAAAAATGACATCTTGAATAAAAAGATCCGTATCTAAAAATTCAATAAAAAGATTTGCAACTCTTAAAAGTCTTTCTCTAATTTCAGGTTTTAGTTTTACCGTTTTTGGATTGTCGGAATTATCCCACACATTTGGGTTAAATTCGTCTTGAAGATAAAAACTATTTATTATTTTTTCAGAACTTGCCATGTATATAAATATGGCGTGAAAATTATTTATCTAATTTTTTGTATTTGAATGTTTTTGCAATTTGGGTATTGAAAAATTTACCTTGGGAATCCGATAATCTAAACTGTGCGTAGATATTATGGGGGACCTCATCGTATTCGTATTTAAATCCGTTTTTGAACTCCACTATTAATTTATTAGATTCGGTGTCGTATATAGTTGTTTTAAGGTTACTTGATTCTATTTCACAAGTAATTTTGGTTCCGTTAATATCAGTTCTTTTAATTGCCATAATTTTTTATTCTAAAAATATTAGAAAAGTTTTTTAAATCAAGAAAAATGATTATATTTGTAGTATAATTATTCACCTAAAAAATTAAACCTCATGAAAAATTTGATTTTAACTTTATTATTTACAATCGCATCACTTAATTTAATGTCCCAATCAATTTTTGTGATTGTTTCCAGTTTTAATTTTTCATCATCTTTTGGTAATGTCGGTGAAAAAAATTTATTAGGTAATGGATTTAATATTGATATAAATCAAACTTTTATGATTGATTTTGATAAAAAAATAATTACAACTAAACTAGGTAAATTCAAAAGTGTTGATAAAATATTATCAATTGATACGATTAGTTATAACGTATTTAATATAAAATACAATGAGGGATCTTCAGACCCCTCATCAAAAATATATATTAGTTTAACTATTAATCTTAATAAGAATGAAAAAAGTGTAAAACAATTTTATTTTGAAAAAGATTATAACTCAACGACTTTAAAATTTGCAAATAAAAATAATTTACTTATCTTAAATTAACAACCTATTTCTCTCTTTACTGTTCTCATAATAGTTTGAAGAGTCGCTTTTAAATTCGCATCTTGAATATTATTGATTGTTTTTTCACTTACGTCATATCTTTTACCGCCACCATTGAATTGCATTGTGAAAAAACATTGTTCTCCATTAGGTCCTAAAGTGCCTCTACCTTCAATAGTGTATGTTATTTCGCCCACTTCGAATGTGGCACCAGGCTCATACGCCTCATTTATAACCCCTTTTGATTCTTTAATAACTCGTCTTACAATTCTTGTAAGATCTGATTCTGTTAATCTAATAACTCTTTTCATAATTTTTTTTGTTATTTTTATTTTTTTATTATCTTTTTATAATAAATATAACGATTAATAAAAAAAACCATAAATCAAAAAAAAACCCATCCTCACGGACAGGTTCAAAACTAAAATAAGAACATTTTTATTTTAAACTTCTAATTTTATCTCTTAATTTGATTGCATTTTCAAAATCTTGTTTTTTTAAACATTCATCTAGTTCTTTATTAAGTTTTGTAAATTCTTCTTTATTTTTCTCTAAATTTTTAATTTTGTCTCTGAGTTCTACCGCCTCCTCAAAATTTTGTTCATCAACTGCAATATCAAGTTTTTGTTTTAATAATGATATTTCATCTTGTTTATTCAGTCCTCCTCGTTTGTTTGTAATGTAAGTAAATGAAATACTACCATCTTCGGACTTATAGTTTTTTCTTTCCCAATTATCACCATTAAAAAATGGATCTGATGACCATAGTTCATTAAATAATTTTTCAAAATTTCTACTAAACATAATTTTATTTTATTTATAAGTTTATTTTGGTAAGATTTTACACCAAATAAATGCCAAATAAGTAAATTTTAATGTTTTCAAATTATAACATGACAAAATGTCAGTATATCTGACATGATGACAAAAAAATAAAAAATATTGATTATTGGTCTTTATTTAATTAACTTTTAAACAAATAAAAAATTAAAAAGATTATTATGATTGAATCATTTGACGATATGGAAAAATCAAAAAATAAACAAACAGAAACAAAAACTAAAACCCCTGTTTTAGATAACTTTTCAAGAGACCTTATAAAACTAGCTGAAGAAGGAAAATTAGATCCTGTTGTAGGTAGAGAAAATGAGATTAATAGAATTGCACAAATCCTTTCAAGAAGAAAGAAAAATAACCCTATTATATTAGGTGAACCAGGTTGTGTTTTAGGCGATACTTGGATTGAAATTGAAAAAGTTTCTGACGCAGATAGTCACAATATTGAAACTATGTGAAATAAAAAAAATTAAATAAAAAATATGAAAATTAAAATTGAAGAATTTTTTAACCTTGTAAAAAACGAAGGTGGGACATACAAAATTAAAACTCCGTCGGGTTATAAACTTGTTGGTAATTTATATAAAAAACAAAATAAAAATTGTTTTAAAATAAAACTATCAAACGGGTCTGAACTTTCAGGATCTGAAGACCATTTAGTTGAAGTTGGGCAAACAAGTGATAATGATTTTGTTGAATTTATGAATGATTCATATTGGTTAAGATTAAAAAATTTAAATGTTGGAAACTCAATTTATTTTGAAGATAATAACCTACATGAGGTTATTGAGAAAGAAGAGATTGGTGTTCATAATACTTTTGATCTTGAGGTGTTAGATAATGAAAGAAAATACATATCAAATGGTGTGGTTTCACATAACTGTGGTAAAACGGCAATTGTTGAAGGTTTAGCAAAGAAAATATTTGAGGGTGATTGTCCTCAAAATTTATCAGGTAAAAGGATTGTTTCATTAGATATGACATCAATTGTTGCTGGAACAAAATATAGAGGACAATTTGAAGAAAGAATGAAAGTGATTATGGAAGAATTATACAATAACCCCGATATTATAATTTTTATTGATGAAATCCATACAATGATTGGTGCGGGAAATGCCTCAGGATCGATGGATGCTTCAAATATATTTAAACCTGCACTTTCAAGAGGAGAACTACAATGTATTGGTGCAACTACTTTAGAAGAATATAGAAAAAATATTGAAAAAGATGGTGCACTTGAAAGGAGATTCCAAAAAGTAATGGTGGACCCTTCAACAAAAGAAGAGACCTTACAGATACTTCAAAATTCAAAAGATAGATATGAAGATCACCATAAAGTAACTTATAGTGATGATATATTAAAACTATGTGTTGAGTTAGCGGACCGTTACATCACAGATAGAGAGTTTCCTGATAAGGCGTTTGATATTATTGATGAGGTTGGAGCTAGATCACAAGTTGAAATAAAATTACCTGAAATTATTGAAGATTTAAAAAGACAGGCTCAAGAAATCAAAGAAGAAAAGGTTATAGTAATAAACAGTCAAAGATACGAGGAAGCGGCAAATCTTAGAGATAAGGAAAGAAAAGTTTTGAATGATTTAGAAAGAGAAAAGGCGGAATTTGAAAAAAATAGAAATTTATTCAAAAGAGAAGTTACAGAAGATATTGTATATGATGTCGCGTCACTTATTACAAAAATACCAATATCAAAAATATCAACAGATGAGACAGAACAATTAAAAACACTCAAAGATACGCTATCAACAAAAGTTATTGGTCAAGATGATGCAGTTGCAAAAATATCAAAAGCAATACAAAGAAATAAGGTCGGATTAAATGACCCTAAAAAACCAATATTTAGTGGATTATTAATTGGTAATTCAGGTGTTGGTAAAACTGAGTTGGCTAAGCAATTAGCGAAACATATGTTTAATACTGAAGACGCACTTATTAGATTAGATATGAGTGAATTTTCAGATAAGATTGCAACATCAAAACTCACAGGAACATCACCAGGCTATGTTGGGTATGAAGATGGATCACCATTTTTAAATAAAATTAAAAACAAACCATATTCTGTTATTTTGTTAGATGAGATTGAAAAGGCACATCCTGAAATATTTAACGTATTTTTACAAATGTTAGATGAAGGATTTTTAACTGATGGTCACGGAAGAAAAATCAATTTCAAAAACTGTATTATTTTAATGACATCTAATGTTGGAACAAAGATAGTTCAAGATTTTGGTACAGGTGTTGGATTTGCAACAAATTCAAAAGTTGAGAAAAAGGAAGAGGAGATAAAATCTCTATTAGAAAAAGAATTATTTAAAAAGTTTGCACCTGAATTTATAAATAGGTTTGATGAAATTATTTATTTTAAAGATCTTAATGAGACCGACCTATTAAAAATTGTTGATTTGGAACTTGAAAAAGTGTATGAAAGAGTTTCTTTAATTGATTTTGAATTGGAGGTCGATGAGACATTAAAAAAACACATTATAGGTGTTGGTACTGACACTAGATTCGGTGCTCGTATATTGAAAAGAACCATTCAAAAGTGGGTCGATGATGCGGTTACTGATAAAGTAATTAGTGACAACCCTGAAAAAGGTTCAAAATTCATTTTATCATATAACGAAAAAGATAAAAAAACTGAAGTTAAAATAAAAAAACCAACAAAACGTAAAAAATAGTTTTGTAAATATTAAAAGTTTTTATATATTTGTATTATAATCATTTAATAAACTATTTATGAAAACTTTTTTTTTATTTTTATTAGTATTCACATCCTTTTTTTCATTTTCACAAAAAATCATATTTGAAATATATAGAGTTGATTTATATGGTAAATTAGGTCGGTCCTCGTTTCAAACACCAATTTGTGATTACACAGAAACAGAAAAAGACATAAAACTAAAAGAAATTTTTATATTTGATTTAGATTCGTCTTTACTTAAAATAAGTTCTTACCCTAATACTGAAACAGAAATAAGAACATTCAAGATTGATAGTGTTATCAAAAATAATGATAGTATTACAGTGGAATCAAAAATAAAATTAAATAAAAAAGAAATATCCTATAGTTTTATCGCAAAATTTAATATAGATGATAACGATTCATACATTCATCTTTTATTTTATGATATTGTAAATAATGAATCAACATTGTTAATTGTAAATCATTTTAATTTACGTAAATAGAAAACCCACCCTTATTGGGGTGGGTTAATTTTATTATTTTATTGGGTTTATAATCCCCAACCTTTACAAAATAGTTCTCCTTTATCACTTAAATCTTGAGAGCTAGTGTTATCAAAAGTTTCTTGATCTGTTCCAGGAGCATAAAATGCAATATTACTTAGAAAATTATCCATTATTTTTCTTTGATCGTAAAGGTAATCCATTCCAATAAATCCTTGTTTTGCCCTAACAAATGTACAAATTGTTTTTCTGTCACCCGGTTGAATATCCGTTGGTGTTGTCCTTGTGTAAAGAGCGTTCAGTTCACCTCTTGTTGCAAGAACTGGTCCACATTTTTTTTTATCTTTTAAATACGCAACACATCTCTCCTTAATCCATTTTTGAATCATTGGACCTGAAACTGTAGTATTGGCATTAAGATTTTCTTTAGTTCCATTAAAACCAGATGTTTTTTCTATAAATCCGTAAGTTGAACTTATATCTGCGTCTGGACTAGTTGATGTAGGACATTTACAATCAAATGACGATTTCCATGTCGTTGACGGTCCTGTTTTAGGTGTTCCAACTAACATTGCGGTAGATGCCCCTGTATCGTGATTAAAAGTAACTCGTACCTTTGTTGTAAATTCATTAGTATTAACCTTGAGGCTTGTTATTATGTTTTGATCCACAGGAAAATTAAGATCCTTTTCAACACCGGATGTTGGGAATGCTGGTGTTGTGTCTGGTGTTTGTTCATTCAAATAATGTCTACCCGATGTCCTATAATGCATCTCAAGAATCCTTCTTTTTTCAGATTCGTTTAAACTTGATAAAATATTTTTCATAAAATTTGTATTTTATTAATAAATATATCTTTTTTTAAAAAATAGTTTTGTAGATATAAAAAGTTTTCGTAAGTTTGTATTATAATTATTTAATATAACTCATATGAAAATTTTTATTCTTTCTTTATTTTTATTTATGACTTTATTTTCTGTTTGTCAAACACAAGAACAAATTAAATCTTATTTCAATGAGGTTGCTTATGGTAGTGATCAAATGAAAGGTGATAATACTAATAAAATAACAAAGTGGGATAAAGATATTAAAATGTATTTGGATGGTTACTACACTAACCAAGATTTAATCAATGTAAAAAGTCTAATAACAGAATTAAATACATTAATTGGTAGTATAAAAATTACAATTGTAAAAAATAAATCGGAAGCAAATTCAATTGTTTATTTTGGTGATTTTAATAATTTTAACTCTAAATATGTTTATAATCAGTTACAATACGTTAGTTGTAATGGGTATTGTTTAATTTATAGTTATAGTGGTACTATTATTATCGATAATGTAAAAATTTTTATTAGAAATGATGTTTCATCTTTAGATAAAAAACATGCAATAATTGAAGAAATTACACAATCGTTAGGTTTAGCAAACGACTCTTGGACTTACGAAGATAGTATCTTTTACGAAGGTTACACCACAACACAACAATTATCTAAAATAGATAAAGAAGTTATTAGAATGTTATATAAATAAAAAAAGGAACCAAATTGGTTCCTTTTTTTTTATTATTGTTTTTTTATTTAAAGCTTTGGGAAGCCTTAGCTTGTTTTTCACCTAATTTTCTTACCGCTTCTGCAGTCGTTACTCCCGCATCAACATACGGTTTAATTTGTGTTACTCCACCCGCAACTCTACCTGTTCCTTGTCCTGCACCATCGGCGGTAGAATAAAAAGGTTGTGCAATACCACCACCCATACTTGACGGGTTAGTTAATTCTTTTTTCATTTTAAAAGAAACACCTGAAACTTTATCAGAACTATCTATTATAACCTCAGCACTAAAGGCGCCAATTGAATCTAATTCGGCTCTTGTTAAAATAATTTGATCCTTTCTAGTCATTTTATATTCTTGAGCTAATGTTTGAGTTGTTGTACCCTTCGTCTCTGTACAGTATTTAGTAATCATTGGTGCTGTCATTGCCATTGTGTCTAATGTTTTTGCAGTACAATCAACAGTTACTGTTACTTGTTTTGTTGTTTGTTCAGATATAACCCTTCTTATTAATCTATAAAGTTCTGATTCCGTTAATCTAATTTTTCTTTTCATATTATTTATTTATTGTTTTGTATATTTAACTTGTTGTATTTTTTTCTGTGATGCCTGACATTGTAATTTACAAGCGGCCATAAATTCATTATATTCAGGACTACCTTTTTTGAAATATAGGTCGTAATATTGTGCGCTTCCCGCTAAATTAGTACCCTGAGCTACACAATTATATGTAGGTGTTGCTATTAAATTTTGCATTTTTGGGTCCTCTTTCGGGTTTTTCATTTCAATATAAACCGAACTAACAATTTTATTACTGTCAGACCCACTAACATTAACTTTAGATCCCCCAAAAGAAGCAAGTTTATCATTAATAACACTACTTCTCCAATCAACCATGTTACTAACGTAGGTATCTAAAGGTGTTGTACCTGCACCTGCTTGTGTGGTTGTTGTATTTTTAGCTGCTGGACATAAATTAGCCAATAAATCGGCCTGACTAACAACAATACCATTAACCGTTTTTGCGACACAATCCAATTGAACTGTTTTATTTTCAACAGCCTCAAATAAAAATGATTTTTTATTTGTATGCATCTCTAAAATCCTTCTTTTTTTATATTCATTTAAACTTGATAAAATATTTTTCATATTTTTTGTTTTTATTATATAAATATACTATCTTTATAAAAAAATTAAATGAACATAAATAAATTCAAAGAAATATTATCTGTCCCTTCTAAAACATATCAAGAAGAAGATATGGTAGAATATCTTTGTAATGAATTAGACACAATTCCAGGCGTCTCCTACTACCGAGATGGTATGATGAATATATATGCAACTAAAGGTGAATTAAACGAAGGTGAATTTTATCCAATGTTTATTTCACACACGGACACCGTTCATCATAAAGTAGATAAAATCATAGTAAAAGAAGAAAACCTAATTAGACCAAATACATTTGGTAAATCGTTTGGTAACGATGAGGTTCCATGTTTAAAAGCTTACACCGAAGACGGTAATCCAACAGGTATTGGTGGTGATGATAAATGTGGTATTTTTATTTGTTTAGAGTTATTAAAAACATTAGATAAAGTAAAAATTGGTCTTTTTGTTTCAGAAGAAACAGGTTGTCACGGTTCTTCAAAATGTGATGAAAACTTTTTACAAGATGTCGGGTATATCACACAATACGACGCACCTGGTAATCACTTAATCTCCGAGATATGCTCGGGAGTTCGTTTATTTGAACGTGATAGTGAATTTTTTATTAAATCAATTGACGCTATTGAAAATGCATTTAAAAATGAAATGCTTGTTCAATCTCACCCTTATACAGACATATCACAGTTAAAAAAGAAAATTGATGTTTGTTGTATCAACATGTCATGTGGTTATTATAACATGCATTCAAATCAAGAATTTGTTTCAATAGAAGATGTTGAAAATGCAATTACAGCAGGATTAAATATGGTTAAAGAATTGGGTTTGAAAAAATATAAGTATGAATATAAACCAATTGTATATACACCACAAACAGTTATGAACTCATTACTTCAATTTGAAGACGATGAAGAAATTGAGGATTACCCTGTTCATCAATTAGAAAGCATCGATGTTATTGAAGAAAAAGATGGTATTACAATATCAGATATTTTTTATGGTAATTCACTTTTTATAAATGATGATGATTTGGTGTATTTATATGAGATACTAAAGGAACGTCTTATTTCTAAGTATTGAAAATCTATCAAGGTGCTCCATCATATTAAATAATTTTTCGTTATAAATTATATTAATTATTCCATCAATATCTGTTTTTCCTACCTTAGTGTTCCATTCATTTGGTTTTTTAATTTTATATGTAATTTGACCTGTAGATGGATCTATAACATCTATAAGAATTTGGTATTTTTTATCTTTTGTTGAGATCCAATTATTAATTCCTCCAATTTGAGATACTTTATCTATAATTTCTTTATATTTTTCATTATAATTTTCAGTATTAGTTTGTATATCCTCTAATTTTCTTTCTAATACTTCTTCAACACCACTATTCCAAGTACTTTCAAATTTTTCGGCGTCCCAAAATTGATACTGCATTTCATAATACTCAGGTAAATGTGAAATATTTTCTTTTTTAATTGCATTAAATAGTAGATCTAAAAAATTATCTTCGTCGGTACCAAAACGAGCAAATAACATTACACAAGAAGCCCAATCCATTTCATATTTCCAAAAACAATATTTTTGACTATATCTTTCAACACCAACATTTCTTAAACAATCACAATATGTATCTTCAATTCCTTTTGGTACTTCGTCTACAATTGCCGCATGATTTGCATCTGTATAAGCCTCTGTTATTTCATCACCAATATTTATTGTATCTAAAAAATCTCTTATTTCAATATTTAATTCTGAATCAAACTCCGCCTTTCCTTCTAAAACTTTTGAAAGTTTTGTATAAATCGTTGGTGATAAAAATCTTGCAATATCTCTAACTAATTCTAAATGGTTTTTTCTAAATCTTTCTGTAACATACCCTTCTACCCAATCTTGACTATCCCTATCGTAAAACTCTTCATACCAAGACCAATTTCCTGAATACATCGCTTCATAATTTCTTGCATCATATTCACCATCACTACCTTCTTCATATTCTTCAGGAAAAAAGAATTGTAAATAATCAGATAAACCATCAAAAGTAAAAATAATACCATCATAAGTGACTTCAATAATGTCACCATAATCTTTACCGTTTGAATCTTCAAAATAAACTTCACGAGGACTAAGTCTACCTTTTGCTAAACGTATGATTTTTTCATAGTCAGACATTTCATCAACATCTTTTTCTTCGTCAGTTTCAAAGATAAATTTTTTTCTCAACATATTTATATAAATATATTGGATAATCAAAACAAATATATTATCTTTGTATAAGTTCTTTGAAAATAAAATTACGATATAGGGGCCTATATTGGATTTGACGGGCATTGGTTGAATAAAAGAAGCATGTCGGGACTGAATTAATCTCGTTAAAAACTGATTCACATTTTAAATGGCAATGTGCTAAACAACCTTGAGACTTTGGGTCTAATCTCAACTCAAGAAGTAACTGTAGCTTAAGAAGTTTACGGATACGCGAGCCGGATCACATACGCTCAGGAACAGGAGTGACTAAGGTAGATTACCACTAAACCCGAAATTGAGTGGTCTATTGGTTTTTGGTTTACGATAGTGAAGAACAAACCATACTTGTTTTTGATCAAGATAAAATCAAATATTTTGGGGTATTAGAAAATGCCAACCTAAACATGTAGTCGTCTTTTAAACAAGATGATCCGGACGAGGGAGTCGGAGCCCTCTAGGTCCACCAATTAAAATCCCCATCTATATGGTGGGGATAAAAAAAAGAAAAAAAAATAAATTTTGTTTTTGTAAATTAAAATAAAAGCTATATATTTGTATTGTAAATAATTAATAACTAAAAAATAAAGACCTATGAAAACAATCATCAAATCCATCTTCGTACTTTTTTCTGTAGTACTTTTCTCATCTTTTGTTAGTAAAGGAGTATTCACAGGACCAAAATCACAACCTTTGGCAGGAACTAAACAAATTTTTGTTAATTCAACTAAACAAATTGATCATACCGAATCTCCAACGTCTGTTGGGTCGTTCAAAAACAAAGTTAGTGATTCTATTACCGAGGGATTCCAAATGTATACTTTTGATTTTGATAAGAACATATTAAGTCATCATTTTTATGACTACGATGAAAATGATTCTGTAGTTGATAAAACATACATTTTAGATATTAAAATGATCAAATCTAACACTGATTTTGCAATGTTTTCAGTAACAGATAAAACAGGGTACTACAATGATATCACAGAAAAAGTAATGATCATCAACTTGAATGATAACCCTAACTACCCTAAATTACAAATTATTTGGAAGGATGGTGACGAATACAAAGGGGTATACTCTGTAGATACAAGAGACTTCAATGAAATGTTCAACGATAATAATACAAGTATCTTTGACAAATAATTAAGAACTCTATTAATAAAATAAAAAACCCTCCATAGAGGGTTTTTTTATTTTATCGAATTTTTTATTATATAATTCCCATACTTGATTGGTTTTTAACTCCTTTTGAATTACAGTAGGTATTTGACGCTGTTTCTAATCCTCCACCTATTTTTGATACATATCCTGCAGATCCAGTATCTACTTCTGGAAGACCACCATTCCACTCTGCCGCCCAAAAGTTAGATTTGGCACCACATCTGTGTTGTAGTGTTTCACTGAAGGTACCGGTTTTTTGCCATGTACCATTATTACTATAATACATAACACCTGAAACTGTTACTTGGAAACTTTTACCTTTTGCATCATTAATTGGGGTTGCTGCACCAACACTTGTTACCGCATAAAAGTTTGTTCCTCCTGGCATTGAAGTGTAATTTTCGTTAACAAAATAATCCTTTGCTGCTGGTTTTTCTGATTCGCTAATTACTCTTCTTACAATTCTTGTAAGATCCGATTCAGTTAATCTAATAATTCTTTTCATAATTTTTTATTTCTTTTACATATAAATATATCAATAAATAAAAAAGTTTGTATAAAAGAAAAAAAAACTATATCTTTGTATTATGCAAACATTTCTTCCTTATTCAGATTTTAGAAAATCATTAGAATCATTAGACAATAAACGTTTAGGTAAACAACGTGTTGAGGCTTATCAAATTATATCAGCAATCACAGGTCGTTTACGTAAAGATGGTAAACCATATAAGGGTTGGTTAAATCATCCGTGTTCTGTAATGTGGCGTGATTATGTAAACGCACTTAAACAATATTACAACGACTCTATTGACGTGTGGAAATCTCGTGGTTTTAAAAATAACATGGAATATGAAGTCATCGAAGGTGAATTTATTTTACCTAATTGGTTAGGTTGTGAAGAATTTCACTCATCTCATAGAGCAAACCTTTTACGTAAAGATTTTGAATACTACACAAAACATGGTTGGACCGACATTCCTGATGATCCTTATGTTTGGTTAGATGATAAAGGTATGTGGTATAAACAAATAGTTGGTAGCAAAGAACGTGTTTTTTTTTAACCTATCACGATGTTAGTCCTGTAAATTTTACCCAAGAGGTATTTGTTTTAACATAAAAAGAATTGTCTCTCCTAGTGTGAAATTAGACGCATTCATTTTGTATGGTTCAATATTTAATAATTGATTGTCTGATGGTCGATACATGCCTGCATATGATGTGATAATTGGTTTTTCTGAGCCTGTCATTTTTATCATTTCAATTAACTCTTCATCCCAATTTACTATAAATCTATGGTGTGAATCCAATTGCATAGTGTATTCTTCACTATTCCATAATTTTTGAATTTCTGAACGAGCCCAACAAAGTCCTTTACTTTGTGTCCAATGATAGTCTAATATTTTAAATCTATCATCATTTGTAAATTCTTCCATTGATTCTGTTTCGTCTCTTTACCAACAAATACAGAAAGTTAAGTTTTCAGGATATTTTGCCTTACTTATACAATCCCTAATTGTGGGCAGTAATTCAGGATCTCTATATGACGCAATTTGAACAAATATTTTCATAAATTAAAAATATGAAAATATAAAAATAAATGAAGTTAAATATCATATTTTTTAAATTTGATTAATGGTCACATAAACTGATGGTGATGCCGGAATACCATATGGTGGTGTTGTTTCCTTACCAAGTTGTGTGTCGTTATCGTCTGAGGTCCAATATAACTCATAATATGTGTTTGGTGTGGTTACAGTTTCTATAAAGTTTTTTGTAACAACTCTAAATATGGTATCCCCTGTTAATGTTGTAATAGTTGTTGAATTTGCAATATCCGTTCCATTTTTTTGCATCCATATATATGTGTTTGATAATACTGGTGAAGTTTTTTGTACTTGAACCGTATATTGTATATTATAATTTCCAACATTAGAAATTATGTATCTAGTATTTGCAGATAATGTAATACCTGAACTAACAACCGTTGTGTCAGCACTTACAGATTTTAACTGTCCTGCACTTGCAATAATTTGATCTTGCGTTGATAAAAAAGCCCCTCGATTACCACTAATAAACGACCCACCACTTGATGTTTGCCAACTCGCATTACCACTTGCGTCCGATGTTAAAACATATCCATTGGTTGCCCCTGATGTCATTTGGAAATTTGTTGTTTTTATTTTTCCACTAACATCAAGGTTTGCTGAAGGTGTCTCGGTTCCAATACCTAATCTAGTGTTTGTTAGATCTATTGTTATACCACTTGTTAACCCAAAATAAACATTACCTTCGTTTAACGGATTAATTCTTAATGGTGAACACGAATGAATATTTGACACATAAAAATCATTTATACAGTTTCCTGAACCTCCACTAAATTGTGGTAAATTTAAATACGTTGTTGCAGATATTGTTGTTGCCGTTAATCCACTTTGGAAACTCGTGCTACCTGTTACTGTCCCACCACTTAATGGTAAATAATTACCACTAACAGTAATACCACTTGTTAAATAATTTTCTAAATCTGAAACATATGTGTGTACAGTATTCCCTGACACCGCACTAAAATACGTAACTAAAGGAACAAGAGTGTTTCCTGAAATTTGACCACCACTAATATATGGTAATTCAGATATTTTTTTGTCAGCCATAAAACTTTATTTAATAAATACACAAGAAAATAAAATATCAAATATCTCTACTTTTATTCATCTCTACTTTTTTTTAATTTTTCTAATTCTTCATACATTGCTAAAAGTTCTGCATCTTTTTGAGATAAATACTTTGTTTTACCTTTGTTTTTTTATATATTTTTATTATGAAAAAGATCCTTTTCATCGCACCACACCTTTCAACAGGTGGTTTGCCTCAATTTTTATTAAAAAAAATAGAAGTTTTAAATAACGAATTTGATATTTGGTGTATTGAATGGGATAATATAACCGGAGGCCAACTGGTCGTTCAGAGAACTCAAATACAGTCTTTGCTTGGAAATAAATTAATTACAATGGATGATAAACAAAAGTTTATTTCTGTTGTTGATGAAATAAAACCAGATGTTATACACTTTGAAGAGTTTCCTGAAACTTTTATACCTCATCAATATTTAGATATACTATACAAGTCAGACTATAAGATTTGTGAAACTACTCACGGAACTTTATTCAACCATTCTGAAAAAATTACGACTCCTGATAAATCTCTTTTTGTTTCAAAGTATAATTTATTTCAATATTTTGACAAGTCCTCAGACTTTGACTTAATTGAATATCCTGTTAAAAGTGATGAAATTAAAAGAATGTTTTTAACAGAATTAGGACTTGATACAAACAAAAAACATGTCTTAAATGTTGGTCTATTTACTCCTGGAAAAAATCAAGCAGAAATATTTGAAATAGCTAGAAGTTTTGATGATAGTGTTCAGTTTCACTTTTTAGGAAATCAAGCAGGAAATTTTGAGTCATATTGGAAACCACTTATGGAAAATAAACCTACTAATTGCCGAGTTTGGGGCGAGCGGTCTGATGTTTATAAATTTTACACTATTTGTGATTTGTTTTTATTTACCTCGAATCTCGAGAATAAACCATTATGTATAACTGAGGCACTTAACTATAATTTACCAATTTTAATGAAGTGGTTACCAAATTATTCAAATATTTTCGATAACCCAAATATTAGTTTTTTATCAACTAATAAACAAGAAAATGTTGAAAAAATCAAACATAGTTTAGGTATAAAATCACAGACTAAAAAAATCCAGTCTAAAGAAGTAGCGCAGTCTAAAGAAAATTTCAAAACATCAGCCTACCACATGTTAACCGATATTGATAGTGATAGAGAAATTTCTTCTTTAATTTCCTTATCAAAACTTTCTGACTATGGAATAACTTATAACACTTGTATCAACAAGAGATATACTGAATTACCTCCTGCTGAAAACTGTGAATATCCCGATAAGATTTCTTTGGAACCTGGTGGTAAATTAACACCTGGTCATTATGGTTGTTATTTGGCTCATAAATCAGCTTTTTATCAGGGTATAAACACTGATAGTGATTTTATACTAATTTTTGAGTGTGATGCTGTTATTGATGTTAGTTATACTGAGTTTATTAAAAAAATGAATTTTGCTTGTGAAGTTCTTAACAATAATGAGGAGTTATTGATGTTCTCCTTTGGTTTTCATAATAATACTAACATTGTTGATAAAAAACAGGACTATTGGATTGTTAATAAATTTTACGGAGCACACGCTTATATAATACCAAAACGTTCATTTGAGGTTATTGATAATATGTATCAGACTTGTAAATGGAATGTAACTGATTTATTGTTTTCTGAAAAATTAAATCAGTATAAAACAGGAATATTTGAGTTTCCAGTTACTAAACAATCGGCTGGCTATTCAATTTTAGATAAAATTCACAATGAAGACAGACACTAAAACCGGATTTATCGTTACTTATTTTCACAACTCCAAAGAGGGTTTGGAAATATTAAAAGAAAATATTAGAATTCTATCAAGAGAAAACTATTATTTAATATTAGCCAGTCACTCACCTGTTGATGTTGAACTACAATCTCTTTGTGATTGGTATTTTTACCAATCAAAAAACATAGTAGATGATAGAAAGTATTCACATGGAGTGGCTGAAAGCAATTTAATTGAAATTTCATTAAATCATTTAAAGGAACAAAATATAGACTGGACTTATAAAGCAACTTATGATATAGAAATTAATGATGTTAATGAGTTTCTAAAATGGAGAGTAGATGGTTGTGATTTTGTTTCCTGTAATTGGGGAAGTAATGTGATATGCACAAACTCTTTTTATTCTAATGTTGGTTTCTTATTAGAAAACATAACATTTTATAAGACGGTTGATGAGATGTTTTCTATAAATAATGTATTAGAAAACTGTTGGGAGTATGATTTGAGAAGAAAAAATTTATTAAGTAGAATATATTCATTTTCTGATAAGAAATCATTTTATGGAGTTAATAAAATTGATAGACTATTTTATGATTATGGTCAGGTTGAATTTTGGTATTCAGAAGATGAAGAAAGATTTTTCATTAAATCTACACTTGATGGCGAGTATCATTTAAGAATTTTTGACTATTACACGGATGTTTGTATTTATTTAAATAGAGATTTTGGATTGTCAAATGGAGTTACTTTTTGGATTGTTCCTCCATTTATGCATAATGTTAAAAGTTCAAAAAATGGATACTATTTGGAAATTTATACAGAAGAAAAGACTATTGTTAAAAATATTTCAGTCAAAGATTTTTATTGGAAGCATCCTTTATCAAAAAAGTTTAAATTAATTAAAGATAAAGAAGTTAAATTTAACGAGTTTTCTGATTTTAATGATATGAGTATCTATGATGTTTTTGACTTTGATATAACTTTGATAAAAAATTATGTTGATATTGGTGCAAATTATGGAATGTCAAGTATTTCTTTTGTTGAAAGAGGAATTAAAACTTATATGGTCGAGGCTGATTCTACTAATGTAGATATTTTAAATAAACTATGGAGTAATAACTCTAAAATTAGAATAATAGATAAGGCAATATCAAACAAAAACGGTGAAATTGAATTTTATTTAAGTCCTGGAATCGGTTCTGTTGTTTCTTCTTTATATGAAGTTGATGCTAATGGTAATAATCTCGATCGTAAAAAAGTAGTTGTTGAATCAATTACTCCAAATAAATTCATTGAAGATTATGTTGATGAAGATTTCATTGATTTAATGAAGATTGACATAGAAGGAGCTGAGTATGATTTTTTTGAATCAATAACAGATGAAAATATCAAAAAGGTTAAAAGATTTATTATAGAATATCATAATAATGATGATTATAAAGCAATGGATATAATTACTAAACTAACAAAGAATAATTTTAAATTTAAATTATCTAAGTGGAGTCCTTCTTGTGGTGATTATATTATAGAAAATAAAATGGGTGTTATTTATGCAGAGCAAGTTATATAAATATAGATTAGTAGATAATAAACTTTCCATTACTAATTTAAGAAGTTATTCGGTAAAATCTAAAGTGGTTTTAACAAGTATTTCATATCAAAGTAAAATATTTAATGATTATACTTTTGAATCAAATCAAGAAATTATAATTGACTTAAACTATACACCATTTCATTCTGTTGATTTAGAAAATAAAATGAACTTAAGAGTATATGAAAATGGTGTAAAGGTGATAGATGATTATGTTTCAATTGGTATTGAAAAGGCTTATATACTAATATCAAATGATAAGTATGAGGGGATTACTCAAAAATTGATTGATGGTTTGGAAAGATATTCAAATATCCCAATAATTCATTATAACATAAATTATGATAGTGGGATTAAATCTACCAATCTTACTAATATTAGATTAGACTTTGACGGTGAGTCGGATCCACAGTATATGCAGTTTATGAAACCTCCTTGTTTTATTGATTCGATTGAGAGAGGGGTTCAAAAAGCAGTATTTATTGATTCCGATATTTTAGTTAGACCTAATATAGATTCGTTATTTGATATTCCTCATATTACAGAAGGTCCAATAATACAAAAACAAAGATGGAATTATGTAATTACTAATGGTATGTATATTCCAGGGCCACAAGTCTCTGAGTTTATGGGATTTCAACAAGAAAATTTCAAACAACCTTATCCTAATGGTATAACATTTTTAGTTATATTCAACCATACTCACTTAGAGCTGTTTAGGGAATGGAAACAAATATGTTTTTCTGATGAGATACAAGTAATTAGAAAAACAGAGTTTCTGCACGATGAGCTTTTATTAAATTGTCTACTTTGGAAACATAAAATGCCACCAAACCTTGTTACTGTTGGTCTGAATGTTAGAAATGAAAAAGATGTTAATTTTTTCTATCAACATCCAAATTTAACAGGAGACTTTCTACTTGATATGAATGATTGGGGATTGGGTCATTTTAGCCAATCTCATATTCCGTTTGATAAGGATGATATACTATTATTTCACTGTGTAAAAGAGTGTGATATTGCTGATAACATAAATAAAATAATCTATAGAACAGAAGTAGGAGTAAATGATGAGGCTAAATTTAAAGATAAATTAGTTGATTTTTATAATAACATAAACTCAAACAAATCTATAAAAAAACTTAAGCCAAAATTTTCAGTATTGTTTCACGATGGCGCGTTTTTAGAAATTAAAGATACCCTAAAAGATTTTGATGTTAAGTTTATTGATACTGAAAATCAAAAAGTAGTTTATAATTTGACTTTACAAAATAATACCTGGGCTAAAACAAGTCTTCAGTATTTTGTTCCGTGGAAAATAATTGCTGAGAATGACGAAGATAGGTTTGAATATGATTTAGACCTTGCCGGTCAAAGAGTTTTGATAACTTTTGAATCTTCTGCTTTAGGTGACTCGCTAGCTTGGATACCTTATGTTGATGAATTTAGAAAAAAACATAACTGTGAATTAATAGTTTCGACATTTTTGAACCATCTTTTTATTGATCAATATCCACACATAAAGTTTGTTAATCCAGGTGAGTCGGTTCATAATATTTATGCGATATATAGAATTGGTTGGTTCTATGATGGTGATTACTATAACAAAAACTTACACCCAAATGATTTTAAAAGTATTCCTTTACAACAGACAGCCTCTGATATTTTAGGTTTGGAATATAATGAGGTTAAACCACTCGTAAAAAAAAGTAAAGCACCAAAAAAGAAAAAGGTAGGTATAGGTATGCAATCTACAACACAGGCAAAATATTGGAATAACCCAAGTGGTTGGCAAGAAGTGGTAAATTATTTAAGAAATCTTGGTTACGAAGTCATGGTTTATTCCAAAGAAGAAGATGGTTATATGGATAATTTTTACCCGATGGGTACAACTAAATTTAAAGGTAACAAGTTAGAAGAACTTATTGAGGATTTTCCATCGTGTGAATTCTTCATTGGTTTAGGTTCAGGACTATCATGGTTGGCTTGGGCATGTGACTTACCTGTAGTGTTAATTTCAGGTTTTAGTGAAAAGTTTGCAGAAATGTCATCAAATTGTCACAGGGTTATTAATGAAAACGTTTGTCACGGTTGTTTTAATAAAGAAAAACTAAATGCCGGAGATTGGAATTGGTGCCCTTACCATAAAGGGACTGATAGACAATTTGAGTGTACTAAAGAAATAACTTCCGAAATGGTCATTTCGGAAATAGAAAAAATTATAAATCAATAATGTCAGACTTCTCTACTTTTCTTTAATTTTTCTAATTCTTCATACATTGCCAATAACTCAGCCTCTTTTTGTGCAATCAACTCCTCTATAGATGGCTCATCAATTTCAATGTACTCAACTCTTACAAGTCCATTTTCATCGTATATTTCGTGTCTTACTTTCATTACAAAGTGAATATTAATTGCAAAATGTTAACTCCTATTGAGGGATAACTTGCACCAGTTGTTGTTAACGTTGATGGTGCAGAACCTAATGCGTATGTGTATAAAATACTATTTGTTGGTTGGGTACCTGCTGTTGTTTGAGCCCAACCAAATCCTCCGGCGTGTCCAAAACAACTAACGGTAATAGCTGCACTTGTCTGAATGCAAAGCCAATAGGCTGTCCCAGCATTGAATGTGAATGATTGTGAAGTTGTCTTAACACCTGTTGTACTTGTGGATATGTCTGCAGACTCGTGTAATTTTGTATCAGGAGCGCCGTTTAGATCACTATAAAATAATATTCTAGCATTTGAACTTGCAACTGCCGTAACAACATTAAATGAATAACTAACTATTGTAAAAGTTTTCATTGGAAAAAATGGAAAACATCTCAGTGCATTTACTCCTTGTGCAACTGAAAGTAACTGTTGGTTGGTTACCATTAATGCGTTTATGAATCCACCAGATCCTGGAATTCTTGCCGCATGAATACCAGATAATCCACTTGAACCTGAACTTCCGCTAGTACCACGTGTACCCGATGTTCCCGATGTTCCATTAATACCTGATGTTCCACTAGTACCACTTGTTCCTGAACTACCTGATGTACCACTAGTTCCATCAATTCCATTTGATCCGTCCGTATTCCAAGTTATAGTAAACGCAGTTTTATTGAGTAAGCTCGTGTTACCTGCTAAATACGTAACAGTTAAGTCAAAATAAGTTCCCTGATCAGCAATGCCATCAATTTGAAAATATCCAAATTTACTATTATCATTAACTCTTATAATTTGTAAAAATGCCGGTCTATTCTTGTTATTAATTTGGTCATCTAAAACTAACCACCACGCATATAAGTCGACATTATTTATATCGTCTTTACTAATTGAGAACGTTGTCACACTACCAATAGTGTTAGTGTCGGCAACAAAATGAGCTGATCCTGGATCTGCAGGTGCCGATTCATCATTATCATAAATGTATCTTGATGAATTTGCCCCATCATTACCTGATATGCCGCTAGTACCACTTGTCCCTGAAGATCCTGATGTCCCACTAGTACCACGTGTACCCGATGTTCCCGATGTTCCATTAATACCTGAAGAACCTGATGTTCCACTAGTACCACTAGTTCCCGATGTTCCGCTAGAACCTGATGTTCCACTTGTACCCGATGTTCCCGATGTTCCATCAATACCTGATGTTCCACTAGTACCTGAAGTTCCGCTAGAACCTGAAGTTCCGCTACTTCCATTTAATCCGCTTGAGCCACTTGAACCACTAGTACCGCTACTTCCATTTAATCCTGATGTACCTGAAGAACCGCTAGTTCCACTTGAACCTGAAGTTCCGCTAGAACCTGATGTACCGCTACTTCCATTTAATCCTGATGTACCTGAAGAACCGCTAGTACCGCTAGAACCTGATGTACCACTACTTCCATCTAATCCTGATGTTCCTGAAGAACCGCTAGTTCCACTTGAACCTGAAGTTCCGCTACTTCCATTTAATCCGCTTGTACCACTTGAGCCACTTGAGCCACTAGAACCTGATGTACCACTACTTCCATCTAATCCTGATGTACCGCTACTTCCATTTAATCCGCTTGTACCACTTGAGCCACTTGAGCCACTTGAACCTGATGTACCACTACTTCCATCTAATCCTGATGTTCCTGAAGAACCGCTAGTTCCACTTGAACCACTAGTACCACTACTTCCACCTAATCCTGATGTTCCTGAAGAACCGCTAGTTCCACTTGAACCACTAGTACCACTACTTCCATTTAATCCGCTTGTACCTGAACTTCCATCTAATCCTGATGTACCACTACTTCCATCTAATCCTGATGTTCCTGAAGATCCTGATGTTCCGCTAGAACCTGATGTTCCACTAGTACCACTTGTACCCGATGTTCCACTAGTACCTGAAGTTCCTGAAGATCCTGATGTTCCGCTTGTGCCGTCTGTACCACTTGTCCCTGAAGATCCTGATGTCCCACTAGTACCAGACGAACCACTAGTACCGGAAGTTCCTGATGTTCCCGAAGTTCCGTCTGAACCTGATGTCCCATCTGTTCCACTAGTACCAGACGAACCACTAGTACCGGAAGTTCCTGAAGTACCCGAAGTTCCGTCTGAACCTGAAGTACCCGAAGTTCCGTCTGAACCTGAAGTTCCTGAAGTACCATCTGATCCGCTTGTGCCTGAAGTACCGTCACTACCGCTGGTTCCAGAAGATCCGCTTGTTCCTGATGTTCCGTCTATTCCACTAGTGCCTGATGTTCCATCGCTACCTGATGTTCCGCTTGTTCCTGATGTACCGTCACTTCCGCTAGTACCTGAAGTTCCTGAAGATCCTGATGTCCCCGAAGATCCACTTGAACCTGATGTTCCATCTGTTCCACTAGTACCGGAAGTTCCTGAAGATCCTGATGTACCTGTAAAGTCAATTCCAAAATTTGGATATGTCCCCTGAATTTGTATATTTGTGCCACCACTAATAGTTACAGTTTGATCAGGTGCTGAGTTAACTAATGTAAAGTTTGGATATGTCCCACCTGTTGTGATTCCCGTCCCTCCTGATATCGTAACAGTTTGATCAGGTGCTGAGTTAACTAATATAAAGTTTGGATATGTCCCACCTGTTGTGATTCCTGTTCCACCACTAATTGTTACTGTTTGATCAGGAGCAGTATTTGTTATTGTTACGGTTCCATTACTTGTAGATGCTGATATTCCTGTTCCACTTGTAACTGCACTTACAGGTAAATTTTCGTATGTAGTTGCTGAAAACGTATTTGCAGTTACTCCTTGTGTAAAAATTGTATTACCTGTTACAGTTCCACCTGTGAATACTCCACCACCAGTATTAAAAACAGACCAATCAGAAAAGTCATAATTCCAAGGCGAAGAATTAAGTTTATAATATGATGTTCCACCACTAACACCAACAACCATACCCGCACGTCTTCTTGCTTCAGGTATTAAATCTAAATCACTTAATAAATTAACATTCCTGAACCCATCAACCCCATATAATGGATCAATAACAGCATACGTGTCTAAACTATCAGTAGGGGAAATGAACCCAATAATTTCAACACCGCCAGATAAACTAAAACTTCCCATTTATATACACATATAACTATATACCTGACCCACAAAACTATTAAATGTTCTATAAACATTATATGTTACTGGGAATCCATTTATGTCGTTTACAACAACAGAACCTATATTATTTGTTGGAATTATTATTCCATCACATCCACCGACACTATTAACAAAATTAGAAGGTTGTGTAAATGTTGTTGGTATTAATATGTAACCATATCCTAAACCATTTGCAAAATCAACATACGTATCTACCGCAGTATTTGTATATCTAATATTAAGTGTTGAAACATTACCTGATGTAATTGTTGATCCTGTAAATTTACCATAGTAAATATTCGGATTTGCAGGTCCAGGTGTTGGTGTCGGTGTCGGTGTTGGTGTCGGTGTTGGTGGTGTTGGGGTTTGCGTGATTACAGGGGTGACCGCATTAGGGCCACAACAAAAGTCGCTGTTTGAAAAAGATTCCAAAATGTTGACAAAAATTTTTTCAGTTAATGGTAGTGTAATTTCACCTTGTTCGTTCGATACTCTAAACTCTACTTCAAATCTTCCAATATCTGATGTATTTTTTTTTGTCAATTGATAATAAATTGATTTACTTTCTTCAGAATAAACACAAAAACCTTTTGCAATTTTATAGACATTCGTTTCGATATTTTTCATATATAAATAAATCGTTGCATCAGATAAATTAGTATTTTTAAAATTATAATCCAATCTTCCTGATTTAAACAAATCCACCTCTAAATATGGTAATGTTGATTTTTTTCTGATATTAAATTCCATATACAATAAATACCCCGATAAAAGAAAAGGTATTCCTTTCGGAATACCTTTCTTAGATTTTGGAACACCCCCCCCTTTCTTTAAGGTTTATGAAACTAGGATTCTACTCAAAGCTTCTTGTTGGTCTACCTTTTCAATCGCCGCCAACACTGCGATATTTTTTTTGTATTATTTTATCGTAATTGTAATTTATTAAATCCTCATCATAACCTTTTTCTAAAAGTATATTTTTTTCGTTTATTAAATTTATTACTGAATCAACATTTTCATTAATAACAAAATTTAACCTATTTTTAATAATTTGGTTTTCTTGAATTTTTCTTGTCTTCAATTCGTTATAACCGTGTATAACACTAGATATAGTATTTTTGAGTCCCATACTATTTTTATTATAAAAATCTTGTTTATTTGTATTTTCCAACACAATGGCATATTCTATAATGTCTCCACCCGGATTTCTTACAAGAAGAAAGTCAGATTTTCTTTTTTCCATTTCGTCAGGGTAAGTTCTCCAACAATTTTGTATATATTTTTTTGTTGGTCTTAATTTTAAACCGACATTTTTAACCATCTCCAAACCTAATTCGCCATTTTGTATTTTTCTAATTAAATCCGCATAATTTTTCAATTGCGTAATACACATTTCTTTATCTGTTATTGTCCCGTACTTTTGTTCAAATCTACCGTTTAATATATCTGAAATCCATGTATCATTTTTATCATTATAATAAACAGGAGCAAATAAGTACTCAATAATGTCTTCATTATTTAATTCCGATAATTTAGGACTACCAAGTACAGTTACACTATATCCGCCCGTTTCTGGATTTCTTAACCTTTTTAATTCTCTATTTATAAATCTTTGATATGAATCATTTGGTTTAAGGAAAATATTTACGTCTTTTACTCTTTGTTTTAATTCAAAAGATTCGACATTCAATGATAAATCTTTAGTGTTATTTATGTTTGAAACAAGAGAATATTTACCATATGGGACATCATTAAAAGTGAACTTTCCTTTATCATCTGAAACTTGTTCAAAAAAGATTTTATTATCTTCCAAATTTGTAATCCTTATAAACGCTTTAGGTAAAACTCCTTTTTTAGTAACTTTTTCTTTTTCGTCCGATAAATTTATGTTATAATATGTCGTACCTTGTAAAATACCTGATTTTAATAAACCCAAACTTTCATCCTTAGTTAAATTTTTAGAATCTGATTTGTATTTATTCGCATAATCAAAAATATTATTTATTTTTTGACCATTATCTAAAACAACACTATAAGTTATTCCTTCAAATTCTTGATTTAATTTAAAATCACCTGTTAGTCTTAAACCATTATTAAAAATAAATGTACCTCTACCGTCTATTTGTCCATCAATAAAACTACCAGTATATATGTTTCCGTCTGAAAATTTTATTTGTGATATTTCTTCACCTATAGAAATCGCACCCGCATCGTATGATAATGGTATAGTTTCTGAAGATATATCATTATTATCAATAATACCATTTATAAAATAACCAACATATTCCCATTCTTCATCATAAAAATTATAGTCAGGTGAATTTTTAAGTTTACCTAACATAAATTTATTTGCCCTACTTTCGTCTCCCTCAAAAAATGCTTTATTACTTTTTGTATAATAATTACCATCAAAGTCTCCCCTTTCACCAGTTTCTTTGCCTATTATTATTTTGAATTTATCCCAACAACCGTGAATTTTAACTTGTTTTCCGTCTAATTCACCTTCGTATTTTACCCAACCAAGTTCAGGAATATCCTTTTGGTAACCATAATCTTTTTGTCCGTTTGAACCATCAAAAACATGTGTTATTCCTTTCACAAAACAACCTTCAAAAGTTTTACGTAATTTGTCGGTATATATTATTTTTTCATAATCACTCTCGTTTAACAAATTATATTTTTTTAATATGTATAATTTTTCTTCTTCCGTTATGTTAAACTTTTTTGACATCAATAATAAATATTAGAAAAAAATTTTATTATTAGAATTTAGAATAAACTCCTAATTTATTATCATACCTATTGTTACATTTAATTAAAATATGGTCAATAACTTTTTTTGATTTTTCATTAATATCATTATCCGATTTAGCTAAATAAATTGATCTACAAAAACCCCTTTTTAAATTTAATTTAGCGGAGTTTTGAACCAATGAACTAAAAAATTCTTGAGTTGGTTTTAATTTATAAATTTTGATCTTATCGTTGAATACTGAATTTATTTCACTTTCGGTATAATATTCATTAAAAAATTCAAGGGGTGGTTCTGTTGTCCACCCCTGTGACATTTTTTCTCTTACTTTTTGTTTTACTCTAACAGGTAACCCATCTAACCCTGAAACTTCATTAGTCTTCAGTCTTTGTAGTGCGGTTTCTTCTTTTTTTTTTTAACCTTCTTCAGGTTTTTCTATTTTTTCTGTATCTCTATTTTTTGGTTCTTTTTTGTGAAGATCCATATTAGCTAATTCTTTTTTATTAAAAGAACCTTTTACCAAAAACCAGTTCCCATCTGCGGGTCTAGCAACTGACCATATTTCCATTTCACCACGACCTTCTCTTAAACTTTGTAAAACACTCGCTAAACCAACTAGTGTTGTCGATTCTGTTAAATGTGCTAAATCTTTTGTAAACATGATTTTAACAACGTCTTCGTGAGTATCAATAACCGCACGAACAAAGGCATCATCCTCATCATATTTTTTTCTGTAATGGTTAATTCTGTCCATTACATCATCTGTCTTTATTTTAACTTTTTTGTATTCACCTGTTTCAGGATCATAAGATTGAAACTTGAATGTGTCTTTCCAATGTTTAAAATTGTCTTCGTCAAATCTTTTTCCGCTCATTTTTTTTTTATTTATTATAATTTATCTACAAATTTCTGTAAATCATTTTGTTTTACTTTAACATTTGGGTCTTTTTCAATTTCATCAATTGATGGGGTCAAATAATACATAAACCCACTTTCATTAGGTTTTAATAAATATAATTTACCATCAGAACCTTTTAAAGCCCAGTATCCGTTATTATTTTTTAAATCACTCAACATAGAATCAACATCAGGGTATTCAACTTTAGTATCTTTAGGTGCGGTAGGGGATGGTTTTAATCCGTCTTTCTCGCCTAAATCATTAGGTATGAATTTATTTATACTTTCTGTTGGGTAATAGAATCCCACCAATTTACCATTTTTATCTTTCACTGACCTTTTTTTGTTTCTTTCTCTATTTAAGATAGAATTTTTAGTTTCTGGTGAAATACCTGGTTGGAAGACTAACGCATCTCTTAATCTTTTGACTTCGTCAATAGTTAGTAAATCAAAATCGGGGTAGTAAAGTGTGAATATAGGGTTTGAATAGTTTTCAATTGTTTTAAATACTTTTTCTTTTCCATTTCTCGCTTCAACCTGACTTTTGTTTGCTTCATATTCTCTTACTGATTGATCATTGATAGTGTTTATGTAATTATTTGTCATATCTTCAAATTGTGATTGTAACTGCCGTCTTCTTGTTTCATTAACATCCTTAGCCCTATTTTGATTACTCAACCAACCTATTTTTTCAAAAATAAATCTTATTCCCCTTACTATGTATTCCGGAAGCGGTGCTGGCTCAAACCCTAAATAGTCGCCGATTTCTCTTGATCCTGGAACAAAACCAAGAGGGTTGAATAACGGATTCCATTCAAATTCATTACCAAACCCAGGAATTCTTTCTAAAAGATTTTCGTACAAATTTTCTATTGGTGTCTTTTTTTCTTCGTCTGTTTCCATTATATCTCCAACTTCAAGTGCCGTTTTTATTAAATCTTCGGCGTATTCGATAAATGGACCAACAACGTTTGCGATTATTGTCAATTCAACATATAGTAACATATATCTTTTTAAACCTTCGGCGTTAGTAAAAGATCCCATTCTTAGTCTTTTTACTAAATCCTTGTAATACCTAAAAGTTCCAAAAGTCATAAAATTTGCAGTTCTTTTAAGTACCGCTTCAAAGAAATCTTTTAAAATTTTTCCAACACTAGTAATAAAACCCCTAAACCAACCACCAAATTTTTGGGATGCTGCTCTATAATGGTCCTTAACCTCGTTAGCGTATTTAACAACCCTTGTTTTGCTCCAATTTGCCCAATATTCGGGGGTTGCAACTTTTCTCAAATCTAAAAGTAATGGAAGATCAAGCCCTGATGATTTTTGATTTAGCAATAATATAAACTCACCAATTGTTTCATTACCTGAAGTTACCGCTCTATTTTCACAGTATTGTATTACTTGTTCAGCTAAGTCTCTGTGTTCCGGACCTAAAGTTGTTCTTATATTATTTTTAACATTTTCCCACTGAGATATGAATCCTGTTTGTGGTGTTGACACCATTTTTGTGTTACTTTTTAACCTGTTAACCCAACCATCAAGTTCAAATTTTAAATTGGTATAACCAGCATCACCTGGATTCATTCTACCTAATCTGTCAACTAAATCGGTTATTCTAGCCTGAGTACTTATCATGTCGTCGGCAAAATCGGCTGGCGTCTTTCCTAAAGATCTAATAAAATCTATTAAAACTTCACAAAATCCCATTTTACACCACTTGAACCAAAAATTAGTAAAAAAGGTAGGATCAGGTACACCTCCAGGGAACAAATCTATTCTTGTAGGACCTGGAGGATCAATTTCATCTAAATAATTATCAACTTCATCTATGGTTGATGGAACATCACCACCATTTCTAACAGGTGGAACATCACCACCATCTCTAACAGGTGGAACATCTCCACCATCTCTAACAGGTGGCACTGTATCATCAATCCAATTTTGTTTAGATAACAATTCTTCAGGTAAATCTACTTTAGAATTAAAATCGGTTATTGACTTTGTTCTTTTTTGTAGATTAGAATTTCTACCTGAACTAGAAATTTCATCTAATTTTGTTTTTAATTTAGAGTCAGTTCTAAGTTTAGTTCTATAATTATTGAATACTTCTTCTGCAACATTAAAATCCATACCATTTTTAATTTTTCCTTTTAAAATGTCTTGTATTCTAGCCTCTGCAATATCATAAATTTCATCAACATTTCTTAGTTTTGACCCACTATTTTTTAAAGAAGCTTCAACAAGTTCTGTCATCGCTAAATCAAGGTTATCAAATCCTATTGATAGACTTGACGATGCGTCGTCTAACATTTTAGTTACTGTCCTTTTTACTATCGCCTTTACTTCATCGGCCGTTAGATTTACGATATTTTTAAAAGCAGAAGCGTTTTTATATTTTCTTAATTCTAATAAAAAATTATCATTACCATTTTTTAACGCACTTTTAAGATTTTCTTCATTTTTTAATGTTTGCTTAACTGCTAATTTAAGCTCACTATCAACTAATTCATCAGGAAGTTCATCAATAATTTTATCTATATCAGCATCTGTTAAATCCTTACCTTTAAGGCCTAATTTTTTTATTATATTATCTAAACCAGTAAACCTCTGATACCCTTTTCTTATTAAATCATCTAACCAAGCAACCCCTTGTTCTGTGATTAAAGATAATCCCATGAGTTGTCTATTTCTATTTATTTCTTCTAATACACTACTTTTCATTTTATTTATTTTATAAATATGTGCTTATTTTATTCCTAATTCCTCGGCCCAATCTTCAGGATTCATATTTTCAATATTGTCGGTTGCGTTTTGTTCTACTTCTTTTGTTAATTTTTTAATTTGCTCTTCTGTTGCTTTTTGATTTAAAAGATCTACTGGTGGTGTTTTTTGATTTTCTAATTCTTTAACTTTCTTAATAAGTTCTTGTTTTAGTTTTTCTCTATCTTTATCTGTCCAAGTTTGAATTTTTGTTCCGTAATCTGAAACACTACTTAAGCCATTTACTTTTTCCCATAGTTTTTTTGCAGTATTAACACCAACACTACCATCAACCGATAAACCATTTTTTTTCTGAAATTCTCTAACTACCATATCGGTGTTGTAGTCATAATAACCCCATTTGAAATTAACATTTACATCTTTTCTTTCTTCTATAGGTTCATCTCTGTATAATAATTTCATTGTTGCTGCTTGGTCAGACTTTATACTTCCAGTTGATGCAAGTCCGGTTGTTTGTGCTCTTGCCCTACCAATACCACCTGAAGGGTCATAATCATTATATTTACCGGCACCTGAATTAGCCTTAATATCAATATTGTTATTTTCAAAATTTGGTACATAGTATGGTACTTTAGTAATTTTTGTTTTTACTTCAGTAAATTTTGTATATCCTAACGCCCTTAATGCTATTTGTACCGATAATGTTTCTTGACTTTCAATGTTTGAATAATTTTCGTCAGATAAAATTAATGTGTTTTGTTGTTCTTCAATAAACTTCAATCTGTTTAAAACCATTTCCTTTGTTAATCCGGGTTCTTGCCCTTTTTTAAGGAGTTCTTTAAGTATTGCTTCTTGTTCACAAGGGGTTGTAAATGGTTGTAAATATTGACCAATTTCACCAATTTTTTTAACCCATTCTTTATCTGATAAAAGTAACATTTTCAAAGAGGCTGGATTACATAAACCAAGTGATTTACCTATGGCATCCCAAGTATAAAAAACGGTACCAATAGTTAATCCCATAGTTGTTAAAAATTTTACAGGTAAATAACCAATAGTCACTAATTTGTAAATAATTCTATGTAACACACTTATTGACATCGCTTCTTTAAAAAGTTGTTTTAATCCCTGAATAGCCAATCTTCTTTTTATTTGATTTTGAGTTTCCTTTTTTGACAATTCCTTTAAAAGTTTTTGTTGTTTTGCTGTAAATTCAACCGTTTCACCTTTTGCCTGTCTTTCTAATAGTTCCCCTAAAACTTCTTTTTCTGCTTTTGAAAACCCTCTAGCTAAGGTACCAAATGCCCCTCCAGGTATTAGTGCGAAAGCAGCCGCTAATCCCGCTTCGTAATATTTTCCTTCTGCCAAATATAATGCTGCGTCCGCAAGTTCAAATGCCGCTGAGAGAGGAGGTAACCAAATAGTCATTACTGAAAGTAATGGTAACATCATGTGTGGATCAATCTCTTTAAGTCTTTCCGCTTGTTTTTGAGCATTTGCGGCTAATTCAGCGGGAGTATAATTCGGTGATAATCCATAGTCTGATTGGTATGGCATTAAATTATCGGGTTTTTGTTCAGATAAAATTTTTGACCTATCATAATTCATAAGTCTAATTTGTTCTAGTAATTCTTTTTCTAAATTTTTCATATTAGTCTATTTGCTTTACCTCTTGCTGTTTTATCCTGTCTTTTTGCGTTTCCAATAGGATTCCCAGGTCCTCTTGTTAGTCCTGTTTCCCATTTTGTAACTGTAGGGTATCCCGTTGAAGGTGCAGAACCTCCGCCAGCGGTTTCTCCTTCCTCACTTATCTCTTCCTCAACTTCAAAATCCACTTCTTTCTTAGTGGTGTTTTTTTCCATTAGGTCAATAATCCTTTTAATATTTTTATCAAGACTATTCATAATTTTATAAATAGTTCAAAAGGCCTAAAAAATAAAGCCATAGGAATCTAATATTCTTTTTAGTTTTTTGTTATTTGTTTGATACTGTACTTTGTATTTATTTTTTTCTGAAAATAATTTTAATTTTTCTAGTATTAAAATTTCTTTTTCTATAAATGGTAAATTATCAATGTTTGTGTCTATTTTCGCTATTTTTAATGACGGTATTACTACGATTAAGGCGTATTTTTTAACAAACCCAAAGTACTTAGTTTTTTTTATTAATATCTTCGCACATAAATTTACATATATTGTTTTCATCACGAAAATAGTTTTTATATTTAAATTCTATTGATCATATTTTCAACTTTTACTCCATTCTTTTTTATTGCATCATTACTATGATTTTTTCTAGAATTAATCGCAACCTCATATAATGAGTCCCTATCTGTGTTACCATTAGAAACTTCATTATTTAAAACATTTGAAAATTGCTCAAAAAACCCAGACCCATTCCAACAAGCGTAAAGTAAGTGCATGGTTAATCTTTTGTCTTCTTCCACCAATTTTTTAGTTTCAGAATCCAAATTTTTGTTTTTTAAATCAGAAAAAATTGGTAACATCATGTCATACACATAACTTCTAAGTCTACTCTCTAAAGACCCGCCCATGTGACCATGAGGCCATTTTGGTTTATCTGAAGATTTTGGTGACCATCCACTATTTTCATCTATTAAATCCCAAAAATCTCCACCAACCGGATGACTATCCCAATTACCGGCAAGTCTATCAATACCAAACATGGTTTCAGATGAGTTCTCAAATGCTTTTCTCATATCTGGATTTTTTTCAGTTTCTGCAAACTTACTAAAATGAGCCTTATTTGCATAACCACCCTCGATTTTATTTATGATTATGTCACAATAGTTTTCTAAATTATAAGAGTCAATATCGTATGTTTTTTTCTTTTCTTTTAAACCTGTAATAAATTGTGCTAAATCTTCTTCATCAAAACCTTTAGCCTTTAACTCCCAAAGTATTTCAGTTAACGTTTCTTTATTTGCTATTCCTGTTTCTGTTAAATTATTATCTCTTTGAAAATCGTATACAGCGTCTTTTGTGTTTGCATCATATTTACCGTTTGCAATAACACCATCACTATACCCTAAAAACATTAGTGCAATTTGTATAACTTCAACATCACCAACATATTTACCATTCAAAATATCACTATACGTGTTATTTGATTTTACAATTTTTTCAAAAATTTCTAGAAATTCATATATTGTATCAAAATCTGTTTTTTCATCAATATCCAAATCAGTAAAAATGTTGTTATCCACTTCAGCAGTGTCCTTTATTTCAAAATTGAAGACAAATCCCAATATGTAAGACCTAAGTTTTTCTATAAAATTAGAGTTGGTTTTTATAATATCGTCACCAACACATGAAAATTTTCCAGTAATTTCACCACCAATTAATTCGACACCATCCTTTTTAAAAAGTTCAAAAAAAGTTATTGAATCTTTTTTTACATCCTCGACAATGTATTCATTTAAATTAAATTCAAAAATATTCACATATCCTTTAATGAGGTGTAACCTAGCATTAGGGTAAAAATCGTAAAGTATGTTAACTAAACCACCAATATTGCTTTCGGGATCAAATAAATCATTTGTCCCTATTGAAATAAAAATTTCATCAATTTTGTCATTTAGTTCTTGATTTGATATTTTGTTAATTAACATATCAATGGTCATATCTTCATTGATTAAATCATTGATGATATTAAAATCACTTTCTCTAAGTAGACTTGCGTACCTATCTCCAATAACCATAACGTTACTACCTATTTTGGTATTTTCCATTATGTTAATTAACTTTCTTATTTCTCTTATTTGTTCTAATAAATTCATTATCTATAATCTGCTTTTGGTAATTTTTTAGGATAAACAATATAGTATTCATTTAAAAAAGAGATTAAATAATCTTCATTATCTATATAATCAACATCATCTAAACCCCACTCCTCGTCTTCTTCTAAAATTTCATTAAAAATTTCAAAATCCTTTTTGTTATCAAACCCGAATTCTTCATAAAAACTATATTCAATTAAATCTTCACGTATAACCTCATCACTATCACCAACTAATCTAAACTCAACGTTTATTAAATTTTGTGTTTTATCGATATAATGTGATAAAATTTCTATAACTTCCATTAGTTAAATTTTTTAAATCTTTTAAACATATCTATAGTTTTATTTAAACCCTCTTCAATGTTTTCTTTTTTGTCACTATCAATATAATCCCCAAAATCAACCATGTCAAATTGAAAATCAGTTTCTTCACTATCTTCATCACCTGTTTGGTAACCGCCACCATAATAGGGATCAACAGGACCTTTTGAATCAAAATCATATGCTGGTTTTGTTTGGTTATACACGTCGTATCCTAAATTTTCATCTCCAGGACCTCCTGAATCAAACTCATATGCCGGATCAATTTCATCATAATGTAAATTTTTTGCAGCAATTTCATTAATTCTGTGATTGTGATATTGTTTCACGTCACCATTTGCAGTTACTGTTACACCTAATTTATCTTGTGCCGCGTCATACACAGTCAAAGGTGTCATATTTGTTGGAACATTACCAACAGCATATCCATCATATAGTGTTGAATGTAATTGTTTTATTCTTTTTCTTTCTTCGTCAGACATCATTGAAAATCCTCTCATAATTATAATTTTACTTTGTTTATATTTTTTTTAGTTATGGTAAATAAACTTTCTTTTAAATGTTCATTTTCATAATAATCTTTATCATAAATCCATACATCAACTTCAGGAATTAAAGTTAGTTTGGATATGAATTTATTATCTTCAGGATCATAAAACTCAACCCAATAACCCATACCAGAATCTGTAGGTCTAAATCTAGGTTGACCATTAATTCCAACAACAATTCCTTTTGACCCTATCGATATTTCTTCTCCGTCCATGTGAATTAAAATGATTCTATCACCTTCCTTTAAATTAGGGTTTGGTTCGTTCAAGTTTTGTTTACTCATATAGATAAATATTAATATAAACGTAATAGTAATAATATGGTTAAATTTTTAAACTATTTGTTGATTGAGATAATGAATAAGTATGGTTCTTTTTATGTGGTTAGGCACACACGTATCAATGACACAAACTGACTGACATTGGTTATTTGAAACTTTTTTATGTATTTTTGTTAACTTATTAGTTATTTTTTCTTTATATTTGCAATACAAAGAAGAAGAAAATGAAAAACTACAAAAAACTAACAATACCTGAAGATTCTGCTTGGAACAGAAAAGGGGTATTTGCTTGGATATGGCGAAAAACACACTGGAGAATAAGATACTTTATCGGAGGCATAAAAAATATCTTTAGATGGATACCAACTTTATATCAAGATAAAGATTGGGATGATTGGTACATCTTCACTATTTTACAAAAGAAAATAGAATTCCAAAGAAAAGAAATAATCTATGCAAATCGTCACATTGATGTTGATAGGGATAATCGTGATATGACAATTGTTTTAAATCTTATTGAAAGGGTTAAAGATGAATTTTACAATACTGAATATCTTGATTACGAAGATTCTAACTTTAGATTTGAACCTATTGAAGATAACGAAAACCTTCATTCTTTAGAAGTTGGTGTTTTATCTGAAAGATATGATGAATTTTTAAAAAAATATCAATCAAGTGCTCGTAAAGTATTGAAAGAAAGACCTAATTTAGATAAAAAAGATTTATGCTTTTATGTATCAAAACATAATCAGGAAAAAGCGCATAATTTATTGTTTAAAATTTTAAAAGAAAGAATGAAATGGTGGTGGGATTAAAAATATATAAAGTAAAAGACAAAGAAACGTATAATCATTTAAATACGTTATCATCTGAGATATTTAAAAAAATTACAATAAAAAAATACTAAAATAAAATAAGTTTTTATCTACCGTTTATCGTTTAGCATTCCAAATATTTATTTAAAAAAACTATATTAATTTTTTAGATTAAAATAATTTTTATATATTTGTATAAAATTAATCGTTATGACAAAGATAGAAAAAGAAGCCAACCTTTACAAAGACCTACCAACTAAAAAACTCAAGAAAGTTATTAGAGAGTACAAATTTTTAATAAAGGCAAACTCAAGATCTTTTAATTTTATTGTTACATTAACATCTATGCTTATTACATATTTTGCAATGTTTCCGATAACACCACTAACTTTCATTTTGTTAATAATTGGTCACTACTATTTTTTTGATGTTTATTTATTTGATACAAAAAATTGGAAGTTGGTGACAGATAAAGAAAAAAATGAAATGGATCAAATTGTGGTGATCCTTGAATCATATTTAGAAAAAAGAAAAACAAAAAACCCATCTGTATGATGGGTTTTAAATTATAAAATATATTTTTTTATGTATTTTTTTCGTGCCATCTGCTAGCCATACCTCTAAAAGCAATACCTAAACCAGCAACAATCATAGCAACAGTAATTGGTCCTGCATAATTTCCTGTGCCAAATTGCTCAACAAATTGATTTATTTTAGTGGTTGTCTCAAATTCAGACCAACCCATCGTTCTTCCAATGAACCCAAGAAATCCTAAAGCCGCTGTTGTAAATCCACCTAATTGCATCATTTTATATTTAAATGAAGATTTTCTACTGTCAATATCCTCATCTTCATCTTCGTCACCTTCGTGTAAATAACCCTCGCTCATTTCTTCATATTCAAATTCATCGGCGGCGATCATAATATCTTCTTTATCTGCTCGTAATTTATTTTTGTATTTTGAAAAGAATGCACCTAAAGTTTGAACCATGTCTTTTTTAGTTGCTCTATGAGAATCCATTTCTTCAGTTTCTTTGATAATTCTTTCAATAAGAGAAGTTAATTCTCTTTCGGTTAATATAACTTTCCTTGTCGCCATTTTTAAATTTTATTATTTTTTTATTTTTATTTTTATATATAAATATATATTATTTTTTAAACTGTTGTCTAATTACCGAAAAACTTTAACATTATAGACAGGTTAATCACTATATTATATATTTATTTATATATTATGCATTTAAATCTTTTAGATATTTTGAAAAAACAAATCACCGAACAAGGTGGTAAGTTCAAAGACATGGTGGATTTACAAGGTAAAACTGCTGGCGAGTATTACGTCTCTGCAGTGATTGGTGACGATATGACTGTAACTGATGTCCTTAGTCAAGGTGAAAGTGAGAGTTATTCTGATTTCTCAGATGTTGATATAGAAAGTTACGGTTGGCCGACGGGGGTTTACCCAACTTGTATTGATGGTAATGTTATATGTCCTGGAGGAACCAACGGTACTTGGGATGGGTCATTACCACTTGTTTTGAAAATTGCAAAACTTTCTGATTTAACACCAGGATCACAAAAAAGATCAACAAAATTAAGCGCTAGCGGCAATATATCCAACCATTGGTGTGGACTACCTTATCAATATGCCGCTGATTTACCTGTTAGTGGAAGTAAAGGGGATGAACAATTTTTAAAGATCAAACAGGCGTTATTAAATTTGGGTTGGTTGAGTGATACGGATCCTGATTATCTTTCTTGGGAAAAAAATGTAGGTAATTATCCGTATTTCAAATATAACGGTTTTAAGTGTCAAGTTTTATGGAAAAGTGACTCGGATCATTATGATCATATACATGTTGGATGTAGAAATTTATCACCAAAAAACCCAATAGAATCTAAGGATTGTCTTTATTACAACGTTGATTTAGGTGTTAAATCTAAAATTGTTGATCCCAAAAAAGAAAATATAACAAGTGAGGGTAAAACAATAACTAAATCAACTTACATTATTCAATTGGGTGATCCTAGTTCTGAAAAATTTAATATAGTTTGGGGAGGTACCCCATCCACATCTTATGGTGCCAATTTTATGAAAGTACAAGGAGATTCATATCTCAGTAATAAAAATATAATTTATTCGGATTGGGAAAATGGCGTTTCAACATTAAAAGAAAAACTAAAAAAGGAATTGGGTGACGGTTACAGTATTAGGTCTGTTAGTGGTTTTTCAAAGGGAGGTGAAAAAACTTGGAATGAAATAAATTCAGGTTATGAATTTGTAGGGTTGATTGACCCATCAACATCATATGCAAGAACATCATTACCCGCAAATGTAAAAATGATGTCAAATCACTCTAATTGGTCCTACTACCCTAATATGATGAAGGCGTTAAAAAAAATGGAAGAGTTTGGTCTTTCTGAAAGAATTGGTGATAATAAAACTTATAATCACGACAATATACCAAAAAAATTCTTTGAGCAATATTCCGGTAATTATTGATTTTTTATTATATTTGTAAAAATATAAATTATGAATTACGACAAAATAAAAAACTCTCAGATTTTAGAATATGAAAACAATATTAGTTTATGGGAAAACAAATTAAGATTTTCACTTAATAGTTTGTTTGTTTTTTGTCTTTTATGTTAATCTATTTAATAGGTCCGACGTTTGGATTTATCCCAATTTTTTTATTTCAAAAACCTTAGTTTATATAAGGTTGAGTTAATTAACTCACATACCGTATCTATCTGATTTTGAATGTACGAATCTTTACAACAATCTCTTAACTTTTCAACTTTACCACACAAATCGTTTAAATATTTAATAGTTGTATCTGTTGATTTATATTCAACTAAAGCATAGGACTTATATCCCTTTATAATTCCGTATTTACCTTGGTAAGATTCAACCAAACCATCTATGATGTCAACAATACCGTCATAATATTCGTTCAATGCTTTATGTTCTGGGTAAGACTCAGTTTGTAAGTGTAATGTGTGTGCCTGAGTTCTAGAATGAAGTAATAATGATATCATTTCAACATAATCACCTTTTGTATTTTTTTGTTCGCTTAATAATAGACCTCTGTTTAAAAAATCTTTTTTTGTTATCATAATAGTAAATACTTTTATATTTATAAATATGTTATTGAATGAAGAAATATTGAGAATGAAAAAACTTATGAACATTAAAGAAATTGAGGTTCATAGAAATAATATTTTCAAAGATTTTAATTTGACTCCATTTAAAGAAAATCCACCATCATCTGAAAATAGTCAAGAAACAAAAAGAGAAATCCAATACTTAAAACAAATAGATCTTAAAAAAAAATTTGTACAAGAAAAAGATAATATTTCACAAAACTTTATAGACTTTTTAGAAGAAAAAAACATAAATGAAACTAAATTAATAAATAAATTAGTTAATGATGTAAGATATATAATATTACAATTAAAAAACTTATATAAAAGACCTAGACCATTTAGGGTTGATCCAAAATTGGCAGACCCCATTTTAAAATCTATGGAAGGTTTTGCATACCCGTCAGGACATTCAACTCAATCTAATCTAATATATTTAGTTTTATCTTACAAATACCCTAAATTAAAAACCGAATTGAAAAAAATCAAAGATGATATAGTATATTCAAGACAAATGGCAAAGGCTCATTACCCAAGCGACATAAAATTTGGTGAAAAATTGGCTAAATCTTTATTTGATTACTTAAAAAAAGAAAAATTAATCAGTTAAATAAGGTACCACCTCTTCTTGGAAGAAATATTCCAATCTTTTATAATCTTTTCCTATTTCGTCTTGTAGTCTTTTTTCATTACTGTCGTCATACTCACTAAAACTATCAACTTCGCCACCTAAATAAAAATCTTGATCTATAACAAAATCAATTTCAACTATTTTATCATCTTTATCAGTTGCTATTAATCCTATCCATTCTTCTCCATGCCATTCAACAGTACCATGATGTATATTTTCATGTTTTGAGATATCTGAGTAATCGTAGGTAAAGGTTAATTCACTATCATCACTCATATTTGTTGTAAATTTTTCACCTATTTTAGCCTCAAAATTGGGGTATTTGGGGGTAATTTCAGCCATAAATTCACCTTTTTTACCCGAATTTAACCATTCTGAGTACCTATTTAGTGTCATTTTTTCACTATTTTCGAGGTTTTCATACCCAATTTTACCTAATTTATCCAAAATATCGTCAATTATTTCGATATTTTCGACCAATTTTTGGTATTGTGACTCAGTAATTAGTATTTTCATACAAATAAATAGTCAAAAATGCTGGTTTTCACAATAAAAATGCGTATTTTAGCTAAAATGTTAGAAGAAAAACTCAAGAATATCCCAAAATCTAGTGGTTGTTACCTTTTTAAAGACAAAAAAGGTCAAATTATCTATATCGGTAAGGCAAAATACCTACCAAATAGGGTAAAATCGTACTTTTCTAACAAAAATCACCAAACTAAGACCAAAATATTGGTAGAAACCGTCTCAGATGTTGATTTTTTGACTACTTTAGACGAAAATGGAGCCATTATTTTAGAAAATGACCTAATTAAGACCTATAAACCTAAATTTAACATCAAATTAAAGGACGATCGGTCAAAAAAATGGTATTTAACCTTATCACATGACGTTTTTCCACGTTTAGAAGTAAAAAATGACGCCAATTTGGACTCAGATCCACTAATTTGTGTGTCAAGTAGTAATATTTGCTATGAATTATACGAATTATTACATGATATATTTAATTTACGGTCATGTTCCTATGATATTACACCTGAAAATGTTGAAAATAGTAAGTTTTCCACTTGTTTAGAGTATCATATGGGTAGATGTGACGCACCATGTGTTAATAATATCAATAAATTTGTATACAATTCAACAATTACTGACCTAAAACAGGTAATTTCCTTTAATATTGACCAATATAGGGGTAAATTATCACGTTTGATGGGAAAATACAGTAAGAATTTGGAGTTTGAGAAGGCAAATGACATCAAATTTAGGTTAGATGCTCTTACTAAGTATGAAAAATGTGTAGAAACCACAAGAATTAGTGGTTATTTACTACTTGCAGACGAGTTTAAGACCACTTATGGGTTAAAAAACACTCCTATTGACATAGAAATGTATGATAATTCACACACAGGGGGTGATTGTCAGGTATCTGCTCTTGTTAGATACACAAATGGTAAGAAAAATACCTCTGAATACCGTAAATTTAACATAAAAACAGTAGAAGGTCCCGATGATTACGCTTCTTTTGATGAAGTTTTACGTCGCAGGTTCCGAAGATTACTATCTGAGAAGAAAAAACTACCTGATATGGTTATTATTGATGGTGGTAAAGGACAATTAGGGGTAGCAAAGAGGGTTTTTGACGAACTTTCTATACTGAATAGGGTAGATTTAGTATCAATTAGTAAAAATTCGTCTCACAAGTCAGATATTTTACATTTTACTGACGGAAATATTGTAAAATTTGAAAATTCTAAGTTTTTTAACCTGCTTGCAACCATTCAAGATGAGGTTCACAGGTTTGTTATTACTTTTCACCGTAAAAAACGTAGTAAATCACTCACGAAATAGATCTGTTGAGTATTCCAAAAGTATATCGTTGTTACCAATAGATGGAATTGATGATAAAACTTGGTCTAAATGTTGATAGAGGTATTCAGATTGCCAATAAGTTTCTTGTTGAGGTAAATATTCTTCATAAAATTGTAAAATTGCTTCGTCAATATCACAAGGTTTACCATTTTTAGTGGCTCTTATGGGTTCAACAATATTATCTAACCATATTTGTTCGTATTCATACCCTTTTTTAAAACCAACTGACTTAATTTTTAATTCATAACGGTTATAACCAATAGTACGACTACCTGTTGTGAACTTTATTGTATTAACTTTCTTAAATGCGTTCTCAATTTCTTCAGTTTTTTCTCTATTAAAGTATAAATCACCTTGACCTGTTGTTAAAAACGACGCAGATATAGCTCTAACGTCAACATATTTAGTAAATTCATCAATTAATTGTTGTATTTCCCAATCAATCGATCCAACATAATAAGAAACGTCGTTCGGATTTTTTATTTCAAAGTCAAAATCATACATATTATCAGAAAAAGACTTAGTAACATAAATTAATTCAACAAAAAGTCCGTAAATTTCTATTTTTTTTCCAAATAGAGCAATAAAAAGTTGTTTAACTTGTGTTGGTTCCATTAATAATAAATATTATAATGTAAAAATATTAAATTTCGTCAGGAAAAACAGATCTTGAGATTTTTAAACCAGGTCTTTGTTCTATTTCACCTCTTCTTGGTGGTGCCATTCTTTTATATTTTTCAGTAGGGTATTGAGAATTTAATTTATTTAGTTCGTAATAGTATTTCATTCCATGTTCTTTCAATCTGTTGACAACATCGTCAATCATTTCCATCATTTTTTCTCTATCAACGTCTTCATTAATAATTTTTTTGACAATTCTATTGATGTCTGATTCTGTTAAATTTTTTTTCATTCTAATTCTTTTACTAATTCTTCACATTTATCAATAAATTCCTCAATAACTTTTTTACTATCATTAACAATCCCATCCATATATCTATTATATACTTTAGGACCTAAACTTTCTAACATAAAAGTAATATCACTTTCCATAGATCTATCATAACCGCTTACAAATTCTTCTAAGATGTAACGGATTTTAGACCAAAGAGACCTACCGTAGTTCATATTTTGTATTTCGTGTTTGTGTACGTCAGTAATACCCATTAAAACATCACCAACTTCCTTCTGACCAGGTAATGAAAATAAACTATCGTAGTATTCTGCACCTTTAACTAATTCATGCATTAATAATGGAAGGTGAGGTGCTCTAACTTCTATAACCCAAACACCTTTTTTTGATTTGTCGGGATAAACATCACAATATGCCATACGTCCAGCACCTGATGCTGCCATTCTTTCTAACATTTCTGTGTTTTCCCAATAAAATCTTGAAGCCCCTCTTACAAATCCATCATAATTTTGATATAGACTTGGGTCAATGGACTCAATTTTACTTTTCATTTTCTTAATTGCACCAAAACCATCTAACCAAGCCTTACCTTGTGTTTTAGAATTAATAAAATGTCTTTGTTTAATTCTTTCGTCAAAGTCAGGATCTGTTTCTTTTGCCTTTTCGATTGAAGGTCTTGCGGGTGTTTGTGTTTTCATTCTACCATTAGCACTACCTAACTGAACATCCATAACAATCTTACCTTGATCCACTAATTTTTTAATGTGTGGGTACATTCCATAAAATGTTTCCAATGCAAGATTAACTAATTGTTGTTGTTTACCTGATTCCATTCTCGGTAAACCCATCATTAACATACCTACTTGATTACTTGATGGTGCTGGATTAGTAGGATCGTCATACAATCTTTTACTAGCCTCTTTTGCTCCTTTTTTAAATTCATCAGGTAAGTAATCACTTACGGGTCTTTCATAAATCAATCGATTTCTTCGCATATTAACCTCTCTTACTTAAATATTTTTTTACTAAATCTGCTAAATCACTATTTTCATATTCAGAATCAACATCATCAACAAAAGGCTCACTAACTTCATCTCTGTTTGTTCTTCTCATACCGGCAATTTTAGGTATCATCGGCTCGTCGTCTATTTCTAATTCATATTCAACTTCATCTCTTGGTCTATTATCAATTTCTAATTCGTATTCAATTTCATCATGATCCATAGATGGTCTTCTTCTACCTTGTGGGTGAGTATCAGGATCTGTGTAAGGCAATCTACTTGGATCTCTGTCAGGTCTTCCTGGTCTTGATGGTCTTTCTTCAACATCTCTATCGGTGTCAGGTTTAACTTCAGGTTCCATAACATCAGGATCTGCAAACATAACATCATCCATATCTTCGTCCATGTTAGGGATATTTTGTTCTGAAATAACTTTACCTGGTTTATAACCAAATAAAAATTTCATTTCATTTAACTCTTGTTTTAAATTTTCCATAATTGTTTTTTTTTATAAATATTGTATTATTTGATTAAATTATTAACTCTTTCTAAATAATTAGTAAAATCATTAAAATAATCACTAAAGTCAGTGTTCTTACTGATAATTCTAAATGAACCTGATATTGGGTAAGGATCTTTTATACCTTTTATTACTAAAATTGAAGGTATTGTATACACATTTAAGGTGTTAGATGCCAAAACATATCCTTCTTTATCTGACTCATCGTTTATGTAATTTACCGCAATATAGTCACTATTAATTTTATTAACCATTTCTTGATTAATATTAAGTCTATTTAAAATATCTTCACTAACCACCTCACCAAAATTAGTCATTAAAATAAAAGCAAATTTATTTTCATCTTTTGATTTTTTTATTAGGTCTCTAAAATTAATATTTTGAAAATTTATTTTTTCGACTTTTGGTGTCTCATCTTTAGGTTTTTCTTTTGTAAAGTTATCTAAATCTTCTTTATTTATTTTGACTGTAATATATTTTACAGAAATGTTTTTTTCATTTAGAATCCTTTCTGAGCAAACGATTTTAAATTTAATTGAGTCTTCTTTTTTTATTTTTTCTATTAATTCATCCTTTATATCGAAAAACACATTATAAATAATAAAATATTGTTTTAATGCGTCTATTTTCGCATCTATTACTATTTGATCATAAACATATTTATCGTCATTAGGATTAAATTTTTCTGATTTAGCTTTACCGTAAAATGTTTTTTTGTCTGAGGTATAATTATGACAAGGTTCTTTTATTGTTTGGTCTATATTTTTTTGTTCTTTATTTTCTTTGAACTTAACTTGAATGGTTATTTCTTGTTCGTTTTCTTTTTTATTTGGGACATTTAATTCCTTTTCTTCGTAAAAATCATTTTCATTTGATCTAATAATTAAATTTTCAAAGCTGTCTAATCCTTCGAATTTGAATGTTCCTAACATATCAGTTTCTTGAGTATCAACTAAACTTAATTCATCTATGTCCCCCAAAGAAACCAATTTTAATAAGTCTACTTTAACATTAGGTGCCGGTGTATTACTAATTATATCACTATAATAACCAAATCTAACTACTTTACCTGAAATTGTTTTTTTTACTTGCTCAGTCAATAAACCATACATAGACAAAATACTTCGTCTATCATTTTCTGATATGACAAATCTACTTTTCATTTTCTAAACTTATTAACTCTTTCTACGTGAGAAACTCTAACATCATCTGTGTAAGTGTCATATACGTCTCTATCAATCATTTCACCTTCCCAATATGAATGGTCGGGATAATTTGTTAATTGTTCTTTAATTAAATTTTGTTGATCAAAATATGAATAAACATCGTGTCTCCAAGTTTCAACCGCAGATTCAGTTAGTGTAACATCTAAATTCACTTCATACTTACCTAATTCTGGAACTTTAATACTTTCAGTTTTATAATTAGGGTTAATTCTTACAAGTTGAACATAAAAAGTATAATCGTCCCAATTTTTAATATTAATTCCAATATATTTTAACGAGTCATCTATATGATCACAAATAGTATCATCAAAATTGTTTTCATAGTCTAAACTCTCTTCTTCGAATACTTCTAATAAGGTCGAAATAATTAACCTTAGAGTTCTTTCATCATATTTTTTTGATAAGTCTTCCATATTCTATAAATACATCATACTTCTAATTGTTTATCCACCATGTAATACTGAAACCCAAATGAGTAATAAAGAAAAATTCCTTTATTCCTAAGGATTAGATTTAACTTATCTTTTTCAGATATTTTAAGTCCCACAATTTTTTTATTAGGTGGTAGTTTTCTTCCTGCGTGTTGATTTAATGTTCCTTCCACAGGATCCAAAAAATACTTTAGTTTTTTGATGAGACCTTTTTTGTCACCAACAGTTCCTATATCGTATTTTTTACAAAGTGATTTTATTTCGGGTAATCCCAAGTCGTTTAAATTTTCCATAATACAAAGATAATAAAAAATTACTTTTTTCTGAACTTTCTATTAAGTTTTTCAACTGCCGCCAAAATGTTTTCATCATCGTCAGTTGTTTTCACCAATGAAATCTCGGAACTCTCTTCAGGAGTAATATCTTTTGATGGTAAACCATTAACCACCTTTATTATTTTTTTGTCGGCACCCATTGTAAATTTAACATCTTCGTTTAAATATTTCTTTTCGAAATATGCCAGTTCAGTAAGGATGTTTTTTTGTCTGATTAATTCTTTTTGTCTTTGATTCATAATAGTTTTTTTTATAAATAGTTTTACAATTAATTAAAAATTTAATACAATTATAAAAAAAATAATTTTATGAAAAAAGTAGAAACAAACAGTACTGTGACTGTCAATTACACAGGAAGGTTAGAAGATGGTAGTATTTTTGATTCATCTGTTGTTGAAGGAAGAGAACCATTAACAGCAACTTTAGGTCAAGGTCAATTAATAAAAGGTTTTGAGTCAGGTTTACATGATATGTTTGTGGGTGAGAAAAAAACTGTTGAGATTGAATCTGAAGACGCATATGGTAAGTACAATGATTTTATGATTCAAGAAGTTAAAAAAGAACAAATGCCAGGTGAGGTTGAGGTTGGTATGCATTTACAAGCCGATACACAGATGGGTCCTGTTCAATTCATTGTTAAAGAAATAAAAGAAGAGAGTGTTATTTTGGATGCCAATCATCCTTTGGCGGGTCAAAAACTTATTTTTGATTTAGAGGTTTTAGATATTCAATAAAAATAATAAACCCCCACAGGTAGCGACACTTATGGGGGTTTTTATTGCCGTAGCAATATCGGTCCTAAGCCGTATTTTCAGTATCTTTATTTATAATGTTTTCGTATAATTCATCAGACATTGTAATATTTTTTATAGTCACTCTTGGGTAATCTCCATTCGTAAAATATTTTAAATTTTCATCGATACATTGTTTTATACCATGGTTAAATGTGTACTCCTTTTCAAAAAATATTCTAACCAACCTATCTTTATCAAAATCTTTACCCATTATTTTAAAGTATAATTTAAATTTTTCTTCAATATCTAAAATTTCTATATCAACTTCAGAATACATATAGTACTCGCCAACTGAAATCATCCTTCTTTCCCCAACAATCTTGAATCTATATTCAATCCCATATTTAGGTCCATCAATTCCAAAAAATGGCACAGAACACTCAAAAGTTTGGTCCGATAAAAACCTATTAATTTTTTCTATTTCTTTTTCAGAAAACATAATTCGTAAAACTATTTTACAAAAGATAAAAAATCCCAATCATAATCTAAACACGATTTTGTTATCGCATCATAAAGACCGTTATTATATTTAGAGTACTTTTCTAAATAAGGCTCACCTGTTTGAGTATCAATTGACAATTTAGTTTGACAAAGTTCTTCAAAATCATTGTATTTATCTATAGTGTCTATCTTACCTGTTTCTACCATAGATTTAATTTTATCATATAATAAATTACATTTTTTATTATCAATATAGTTTTGAACATCCCTAACGTATTTAGGTAGTAAACCCC